CCAGAAGAGAGCCGGTACGCAGACCCGACCATCAGTCGATGACTGATATCCACCCAGCGCGTCACGAGGCCCTCAAACTGCTGGAGACGCCCCTGCTTCTCGGACTCCTTGATGTCCATGATCAGCAACTTGGCGCTCAGGCCGTCACGGAATGATGCCGCCTCCTTGCCCACATCCCGCCCGCGGCTGTCAGTGTTGTCGGCGCCGGCGCGACGCAGCTGATCCCACTTCGCGCCGGAATCGACGCCGAGCGAGTCGGCCACCATGCTGCGCACCTGCTCGGACGTATACGGCTTGCCGAGCCGTTTCACGTTCGCTTCCTCAAGCCACGCGCCCTGAGCGAAAGGTGACGACGACCCGCTCTTGCCCTCGAAAAGCGGGGTGCGCGCGGTGGTTCGCGCGTCCAGATCCATCGTCTTCGCCTCTAGCGCGTTTTCTCCCATGGCATCGGCCTGTTCCAGCGCGGCCTTGTATCCGCTCTCAATGAGCTCGTACAGCGCCTCCTGCTCGGCTACAGGAAGCAGCGGGATGCGGCCGCTGACCTTGCGGGCGGCATCTTCTCGTTCATAGCCCTCTCCAGTGCTGGAAGGATCCAGCGGCTCGCCGAGCTTCTCGTGAATGTCGGGCATGTCCTCCATCAGCTGCGCAACCACTTCATCGCCGTACAGGTTGAGGAAGTCGACAGTCTCCTTCGACGTGACGGCCGAATCGCGCGATGCAGTGGTGTTTGCGTTGAGGCTTGCCATCTTCTTGGCGAGCACCGCTGCCGGCCGCTTCTCCGCAGGAATATCAGCGGTCAGCTGGTCGTAGCCCGGCGTCTGCACCTGGCCTGTGCGATTGATGCGCCCAAGCATCTGCATGTGGGTGTCGATGTTCTTCTCGGCCTGCGCCAGCACCATCCAGCGCCGCGACTGGTCCTTGAACTTCTTGCTCGCATGCAGCGACAGGCCGGTGGCGCCTGCCTGGTTCAGGATCAGCATGTCGATCACGCCGGAGTTGAACGCGTTGATCGTGCGCTTCCTGCCCTCCGGCTTGATCTCAGCTGCCGGTCGCAAGCGGTACACTGGGAAGGCCCCGGTGTAATCGATCATTTGGCTGCGGCCGGTGATCTCGGCAGTCTTGATGCCCGCGGCCTGCAACTTCGCGTGCATATAATCGATCGGGCTCACCGGCAGCCTGCCGATCTTGTCGGACGACTTGATCAGCTTCACTGCCGCGTTGTACTTACTAAGTCCGTGGCCGCCGAGCTCACCATCTGTCAGGCGGCGGCGCGTTGTGGCGCCATCCGGCCCCTTGATCAGCACTTCTCGTGATTTCTCGAGGTAGCGCATCATCAGGTCGGCGAACGACAGGGCTATTTTGTCGCCAGGCTTCAGTCCCGCCTCGCTGGCGTACTCGCCTATGAAGCTGCCCATCGTGTTGGAGACCGTGATGGTGACCTTCTTGCCTTCAGCCTTGCGCTCGATGGCGCGCTTCACTGCGGCTTCGGCCTTCAGTGCCAACAGCATCTGGTCAATCAGGTTGTGCATCACTGACGTGAAGTTCGTGGACTGCGCGCCAGCTCCACCGGTGGAGTTGGTCTCGCTGACCAGGCGCGCGGCCGCCTTCGCCTCTTCCTTCAGGGCCGCAACGGCTCCCGCCTTGGCGGTGTCGAACTCGCGGACCGCAAGCATCACGGCGCTCAGGGATTCTGCCGCCTCCAGATCAACCGGAACCACCGGTGTGTTGTACTCGATGCCGTCGAAAGACTTCTCACGCCGGATGTACTGACCAGCCTTGGCCAGCATTGCGGCTACCGCTTGCTGCAGGGGCACGCCGCCGCGCGCGATCGCCGCCGGAAGATCTGAAATTTTATCCACCGCAAGAGACATATCGGTCTTGCTGTAGAGGTCCATTACGTCCGGGCGCTTCGCCCAGGTGGCGGAGCTGTATACAACCGCGCGCGCCGCATTCACCAGATCGCGCACGAATCCCGCACGCCCCTCCTTCTCGGGGGTCGCATCAGGGTCCGCCGCGCCGCGCCGGCTGACTTGCTGGCCGCCAGCGTTGTGCGCCTCATCCAGAATCAGCATCGCCCGGGGTCCAAGCGCGCCGAGCATCCCCATGCGCGTCGTGGGATTTCCCTTGACCGTCTGCATCTGGTTGTAGGTGGTGAACACCATATTAAAATCACCGAGATCACCGGTGTCGCGCGCAGACGCAAGGGTCCTTTCGTGGACGTTGCCGCTGGCCGTGGTGAGGAACACCGTTTCGTTGTCGTCGAGCGGAAGTTTCAATCCCGAGTTGGTCACCAGCGGCCGGATGTCCTCCTGGCCGATGTCGACAAGATCCCGATAGATGTCCGAGTAGAGATTCGGCTTCTCGGTGACGAAGATCGGAATAAGTCCCTGCCGCAGCGCGAACCGGATGGCCGACGCGACTTGCCGGCCCTTGCCTACGCCGGTCTGGTCGCCAATCACCAGCGCCTTGTTCTGGCTGATCTGGTCCAGCGCCAGCGCCACGCCGTCTACCTGCTCAGCGCCGAGGTACCTGCCTACGTCGGACTCTTCCCATCCCAGCTGCTGCGCCACGTAGGATTCGAGCTTCCCGACGCGCGCCTCGAGCGCGGCCAGCGCGTTCGCGGTTGCGTTGCGCATGTTCGTCGGCACCAGCGTCCCGATCGCAGGAACGCTGGATGCCGGATTGTAGGGAACCTGGTGCCCGGCTAGGGCTGCGCTGTCAACTGCCCCAGCCAGTTCTCGAGCGCGCTCACTGGATCCTGCAGGTCCGCCCTGATCTGCAGCCTCGCTTCCGGCGTCTCGTCCGGATTCGGCGGCAGATCGTTCAGTTCCAGCCCGTGCTGTTCCAGGCGATCCCATACCAGGGGATTGCTCAGTATCAGCCTGCTCGCTGCCTCTTCCAGTGGTGGCGTTTCGCCCTCCCACAGGCCGGCCTCCTCCAGCAGGCCCTCCATCCTCACCAGTGACAGCTTCGGGTCCGGCTGGCTCTCCAGCAGCTTCTGGAGCCGGTTGCTCAGTTCCGAGAGATATATCTCCCGATCCAGCTTCGTCTTGCTGCTGGTCAGTATCGACCCCAGCGTCACCACCACGGCCAGCTTCCTGCTCGGCGCCCACGCGATCATTTGCTGCGCGTTCATCGGACTCTCCGGATATGAGGCCTCGCAAGGCCTCCCATGAATCGTACACCCTCGGGACATCCGCCGCGGGCAGGGCCCTCGAGCTCCTACCGCGACCCTCTATGACAATGACATCCACCGGCCAGGCCGCGCCCTGCTTCGCATACAGCTTGCCGTCCACCGTGAAGTGGTCGGTGACGTTGTAATGCTGGTACAGGTGATAGAAGAACTGGCGCTTCGCCGCGCCGTTGTAGGCGTCCGATCGGGCCACTCCCTTGGCCTGCTTGTTGACCGAGCCGATGATCAGCACCGCGCGACCATTCGGGTGCATGTGCTGCAATGCACGCATGCTGATCGCGTGGTCTATTTCGTTGGTCTGGAAGATCTTGCCGTCTGGCAGCGGCGCCGCGAAGGATCTGGTGATGCCGCTTGGCAGCCGAACCGTACCGAATGGTGGATTGGCAATCACCACGTTGACCGACCCAGATCGCGACGGCGTCCATGTCGTGGCGTCGCTGCTGTCCACTTTGAAGCCCTGCTTTCGCAGCGCCTTCCATCGATCCGGATTCAGCTCATTGACCACGGCCAGTCGCGGCGTCGCCTCGATCAGGAGCATGCCGTTGCCCGCCGTGGGCTCCAGCACGGTGTCGTGGCGGCCGATGTCGGCGAGCCTGCTGGCGAGGTAGGCCAGCGGCGCCGGCGTGCTGTAGGCCTGCTGCTCGACGCTGGTGCTGGTGCGCGTGGAGAGGTTCGGCTGCTGGTTGTACAGCCGCTGCAGCGCCATGAAGGTGTCCTCCGGGGACTGCCTTGAGGCCACTATCTCGCGCGCGCGCATGACGATGGCCAGCTCGATGGCCTCCTCGAGCTCCTTGCCGGAGATCCCGCTGTAGCGCTCAAGGTTGCGCTTGGAGATCTGCTCGCCAGATCGCAGTTCGCGCAGAACGAACTGCTCGAGCCCCTCCGGCGCGCGCGCCGCAGCGGCCGCCTCCTGATCGTCATTTTCAGGATTCTGCTCGGAAGAGCCGGTATCTTGCTGCGAACTGCTTGCTTCTTGGGCGCGCGGCGCGGCCTCCTGATCGATCTCTGTGGCTCCGGTCATGTCCGCCGCGATGGCGGTCGCGCGCGGATCCCACCTTACAGCCTCGTACCAACTGCGCAGGTACGGCTTCACCGCCTCGCCAAGGTCCTCGATCATCGCCTTGGAATAGGCGGCGAACGTGCGCGCGCCGCGCTCGATGTGATAGCCGGCCAGCGTGATGCCGGCCTGCATCAACTCCGGATCCAAGCCGCTACTCACCTGTCCGAGCTTCGACTTTAGGATGGCGCGAGCCTTGGCCGCCGCGTCCTCGGTAAAAATCGTGTTTCTGCTCGCGGGAGGCGCATTACGCGCGGTCGCGGGAGCCGGCGGTGGGTTTTTCTGTATGGCATTGATCTGCTGCTGCGCCCACTCCATGACGCGCTTCGCCTCGGCCACCTGCGCCTCATTGCGCGGGCTGTGAATGGGCCCGGTTGCGACGCTGGTGGCGTGCTTCAGGATCTGCTCGAGCCCCTTGCGCAGCGCTTCCTCGCGCGTCGCGCTCTTGCCGCCATGGGTGGCCGAGGCGCCATGCGACGTGCCCGACATATCACCGATGTTGAAGAAGGACTGCATGCCGAAGACCCAGCCCTGCGGCGTCTCCACCACCTGCACCGAATGCTCCGACTTCGGCCGGCCTTTGCCGGTAGGCATGCTGATGGTCTCGCCGGCGTCGCGCGGGTACACCCCATTCGCATTGAGTTCCGGCGCTCCGGCCTGCGGCCGCTGCTCCTGGGCGGCGGCGCCGGGCTCTGACGGGGTTTTTACTGGGTTTTTACTGGGTCGAAACGTGCTCGCTGGCTTGGTGTGGTCCCCATTGGCCAGCCAGTCCTTGAACTCATCCGCCGTGAAAGCGCGCGTCTTGGCGAGCGAGGTCATCTTGCTGGCAGCCTTGTCGTAGCTACCGCGGTAGGCCGCGAGTGCCGACTTCAGGCTGTCGAAGCCCAGCAAGACCTTGTGCTCATCGAAGCCAGTGCCATCGAACTGCGGCTGATCGACCACGTAGACCGTGTTGGCCTCGTCCTCGGCCTCCGGGCCCACGAATACATCGATGTGGTCCTTGTCCTTGCCCACCGTGCCGCGGATGTAGCCGTAGTGGGCCTGCATCGTGGTTTTCCACGGCCGCGCAGCATCTGGCTTGCTGCTGCGCTCGCTGCCCTTGGGGTTCTCGATCGAGATGTCCAGGCCCTGCACGCGCAGGTGGCCCTTCTGATAGTTGCCAGCCTCGTGCTGCGCCGGCGTGGGCTGCGGAAGGTCGTTCTGCGGGGAGGTGGCGGCCGCGTGCGCAGCGGCATCGAGGTCGGTTTGCGCGGCCGCGGCGCGCGCGACTTCCTGCTGATCGGCGGCCTCGAACATGCCGCCAGGCGGAGGCGCCTTGCGGCCCTCGCCTAGCTTTCTGGCAACTCTACCATTCCGCGCGTTGAGGGCTTCCTGACGGGAATTGTCTGCTCCGAAGAGGTCAGTGCCAGCAGCACCAGCTGCTCCGCGTGATACATCCTCTGCCGCGCTTCCTCTCGCAGGAGTCGCGCCATCAGCTGCCGCTCCAGTAGGGACGGTTGTGGCAACGGCAGCTGGTACCGCTGCTCGATGATCAGCACCTACGCCTTCTTCCGCGGCGGCAGCTTGCCCTTCTTCTCCAGGTGCTGCAGCAGGCGTTTGATTCGCTTCGGGCTCTTCTGCGGATTTTTCACGGGTCGCTCCGGAAATCAGCTCGTTCAGCTTTGAGGCGGCCATTTCATCGGTCTGGGCCTCGAGCGCGGCATCAACCATATCAGGGTCAGCGCCGACCTGTCGCGCGCGCTGCGCGAGCATCGCCAACTGCATGTCCTGCGGCTCGAGCATGGAGTCGCGCATGTCATCTGCCGTGATGCGCTGCTCCTCGGGAACCGACTGCTGGTAAGCACGCTCCTCGGACACGTACTGCAGCATGTGGTCGACGAAACGCTGCTCCTTGGGCGTCAGCGTATCGCCGCGGCCGGCTTTCTCCAGCGCCGCAGCGCCATCCTTGGCACTGATCTTGTCCGGCCGGGACGCCCAGGCCGGGTGCCCGGGGATTCCGATGCGCCCGCGCGGCGCGCGCTCCATGTCGGCGTGCGTCTGGAACACTTCCGGATCAGGGACGATGCCGCGGCCGTTTTCCGGCGGAGGAGGGGAGACGTAGCTGATTGCGGTGCGCAGATCGTCTGCGCGCTGCGTGGCTTCCGGAGAGAAAGGATCCTCTTCCGTTGCCCCGGCCTCCCCGGGGGCGGCCTCTTTCGAGACCGCCCCCGGTTCAGCTTGCTTCGCGGGGGGTGCATGCGTTGGTGGTGAAGCTGACTCTACTGCCGCGCCTTCATCCGGCGCAACCGTCGTACCGACAGCCTCGTCGAGGCTGATATCTCCGGCCTTGGGCTTTGCGGCTGGCTTCTCTGCCGCTGGCGCGCCGGGTTCGCTCGGGGAAGGCGGCCTCCTTCTCTGCTCCTCTTCCTTTCCCAGCGCCAGGCGAGACGCGCCGGCCATCACTCCACCCTGGATGGTGGATACCGCCGCCACGTCCAGCGCCTCGCGCTTCGTCTTTTCCCATGCCGCATGCATGGCGGCATTGACCTGCTCCGGGGTTGGGTTGTCTCCAGCCCCTGCAACGGCCTCGGTATAGCTCTGGAAGAAGTTGGCGACCTCTTCACCGGGAATGTCCGACAGGATCTCGGTGATCGCCTTTTTCAGCAGCGGCGTGCGCTTGATCAGCGCGCTGAACGGTAGAAGTTCGGTTCCAGCCTCCACGAAGCCATCGATGCTGGCCAGCCGGTTCGCGCGATCGGGACTCAGCCCCTGCAGGCGATATTTCTGGTAGCTCTGCGCCCGCGTCTGCTCGAGCATCGACCCCAGCGTGACGGCCGTTCCACCGGCAGGAGTCGCAACGATCGACGTGAGAATGCCGGCGCCTACCGAGGGGCCGGTTGCGCCGATGCTTACAGCGGCATCATGTAGCCACTGGCCGATCTTTCCGGCGTGCTTGATGGGGTCAGCACGATCCTCGGCGTCCAGCTTCTTCGCGCGCTCGAGCAACTCCGGCGCGCGCGCGCGGGCAGCTTCGCGCAGCTTCTCGCGGTCCTGCTCTTCATCGGCCAGGAATGCGCGGATGCTCGCCGCTTTCTCCGTGTCGCCGGCGGCCGCAGCCTCATCGGCGCGTTTTCCGATGAATTTCTTGCGGCGCTGCCTCTCAAGGTTGTCCGGCACGCCCAGCTCTGCGTTCAGGAGCTTCTCACCAACAGCAGCCTGCTGCCAGTTGCGCATGATGCTGCGACCGGCGTGCGCGATGGATTCCAGGACTCCGGCGGCCGGCTGCGAATCCGCGTATTGCTTCTCCTGCTGCTGGTGAAGAGCCTGCGCGTATGAGGTCGCCTCCTGCGGGGAGTTGAAGATACCCAGGTGCCGGCCGGTGTTGCGGTACTGCTTTATCGCCTCGTCGTCGCTCAGGATTCGACCGTCATCAGAGACGGTGGGAATCAGCACCTCTCCCTGGTCGGTGCCGATGGACATGCTGCGCACAGTCGATATCGTGCCGTCCTCGTTTTGCACGCGCGGACGGTTGTTCAGATCGATGTTGCCCGGAACCTTTGGGGTCGCTACCGCTGGCTCTGCGCGCCGCACGGCGCCTCGCTGCGGCTCTCCGGATCCTCGGGCCTGTGCCGCCGCCACCAGATCTTCACGCGTGCTCTTGTCGAACAGCGCGCGCACCTGGTCGTGGTCCTGATCGGGGGCGATGCGCGGAGCAACGTTTTGCTCGAAATACGCGCTACGCACAGCCTCGCGCGCCTGCGGATCGAGGCCAAGGTAGTTCGGGTCTTCGGCTACTTCAGCCCATGGACGCGCCATGCGCGAAGCCTACCAGAGGGGCTTGCCGTCTACACCGACAGGCGCGCTTCCGCCGCCACGCGCTGCTGGCCGCCCTTCTCCACCACCTGCTGCTCCGAAGCCGTAAAACGACGTGGCGATGTCTGCGACTTCCTGCTCGATCTCAGTTTCAGCCAGCTGGTGCGCGACTTTGAGCTTCGCCTTGGCGGTCTCCTGCGCGGCCTTGCGAGTCGCATCACTGTCTGAGATCCCGTCGAACCACCCGGTCTTCTTCGTGGTTCCGGAGGCCTTCATGTTCTGAACCTCCTGATCGGTCAGCTCTGACAGCGACGGGAGGGCCGACATCTTCCCCATGATGATTTGCGCAAGGTCATCGGCGCCGGGAGCCGCAGCGCCGTACTTGGCGATCATCCTGTCGGCGATCGCTCCATATTGCTGCTTCTGCTCTCCGGTCAGGGTGCTGCCGCGGCCAAACTGATCCCGCGTGCGCGTGTCGAGGGCGCTCCTGAAAGCGCCCGATCGCAGGCGTATTTCTGCCGGCGTAATCTCTCTCGTCGCGCCGCCGCCGCCGGCGGATCCGCCAACCTTCTCGAACGTATCCTCGCGGACGAAGTTGCCGGTGTTGCCGAGGCGCAAGATGCGCGCGCCGTCCGGCGTCTTTCTACCAGTGTCGGTCAGGCCGTTGGTGGCGTTCGTCGCCGGGTTCTCGACGATGGTCGTCTTTTTGTCAACATCCACCAGTCTTTCGCCAGGGCTCAACTTCTGGACGTTTGGCTTTTCCTTCGTGCCGTAGGTCTCCTCCAGCCCCTGCCGCACTTCCTTTGCCTTGTAGCGCCGCGGCTCCGAGCCGTCCGCCCCTGGAATGACGATTTCACCGGTGGTCGCGTCATACGACGTTCCGGCCGGCAGATCGGCCCCAGCCTGGTTCAGGTAGATGGACGGGTCATGGCCCTCGTCTGCCACGCGAGCGAGCCCGTACAGTGCCCTCCCCTGCCTCTCCCGCTGCAAGCGTGCGCGCTCATCCTCTTGCTGCTTCGTCTGCGCATCACGGAGGCTGGTCTCCTTGTCGCGCTGCTTCTTTCGGTAGTCGTACTCTTCGGCCGCCCGTTCGTCAGCGGTCTTCTGCCTTTCGCGCTGGGTGGCGGCATCTGCCAAGCGCATCTGGCGATCCTCGTCCTCGCGGCGCTGCTCGCGGTTGCGCTCCATGCCGGACCGCAGGCCGCTTGAGAGACCAATGAGTGCGTTCGTGGCGCCCATGTCAGGTCTTGCGGGTGGTGAAGTAGTTGATCAGGTCGGCCACGTTCTCGCCGACGTTGTTCCACGCCTGCCCCTGCGCCTGCTCCGCTGCGGCCGCGCGCGCATCACGGGCCGCGCCGACGCTCGAAAGGCCCGCAGAGGCCTGTCCGAGAAGGGGCGCCCCCATGTCCGACACGGCCAGCAGGTTGCTCAGCTCATCGCGTCCGGCGTTGCGGCGCGCGACTGTTTCTGCAGCGGCGCGGCCCAGGGCGGTCCCAAGGGACAGGCGCGTGGTGGCGTCGACGGCTGCACCGGACGACGGATCTATGCCGCGCCGACCCAAGTCCCGCAACATGATGGCGCGCTGCGTGGCGGCCTGACGCTCAACATCAGCGCCAGCGGCTGCTGCTTCGACGCCCGGGTCGATTCTGCGGCCAGCAAGAGACAGTGCGCGGTCCTGCAGCGGAACGAACGTATCGAAGTAGCGCTTCTGCAGGGACGATGCCAGCGCGAGACGCTTCTCTTCGATGGCATTGGCCTTTTTTCGGGCTTTGGAGGCTGCGTTGCCACCGATGATGCCGCTGGCCAGGCCGACAAGTCCGCCGATTGCTGCGCCCCATGGGCCTGCAGCCGATCCAGCGGCGGCGCCGGACGCGGCACCGGAAAGAGCTTCTCCTGCCATACAACTCGCCTCCTGCGACTGGGTGGAATCTACCCCACGCGGGGCAGCTTCACCACCCCAGGGCGAAATAATGCCCGATGCTTCCCGCGTCCACCGCCTGCGTGACCGAAAATCCGGAAGTGGTGGGATCCTTCGCGGTATAGACGTCGACGGGGTTGTCCTTGGCGTTTCCGTCCAGATTGCTGGTTCCGCCGGCGATAACGATGAAGCACTCGTTGGCGAACTTCTCAACGAAGTCCACCCTCACCTCTCCGCCGTTCTTGATCTTCGGGATTCTTCCCCAGCGAACCTGAAGTCCGCCATCGAAGTTCCACCATCCAGTCTGCTTCAGGCTACCCTCGCCGGAGGTCACTGGCGGAGGCGTCACGCCGGTCTCAACGACCACCGTGGAGCGCGCGCGGTTCATGGATCCGATCGCCTGCATCGCCGAGGCAGCGATCGACGACACGCGAATGAGCTCCGACCGGATCTCGTCGAGGAATCTCTGCGTAGCTGGGTCCAGGCCACGAGGAACGTTACTCAGCGCTGATTTCTTCACCACGCTGATCTGCCGCTGCGTCTTGGTGCTCACGTTAATCCCGCAGGAGCTCTTCGACGGTCGACGCGAGGCCCACGCTTATCACCGCCACAGCCACCGGCACCTCAATCGGCACCGGATCGGTCTCTTCGGGGCCGAAATACTCGAGATCTCCGGAAAGTTCATCCACCGTGATCATGGACATGCCGCTACCCCTCAGTGAAAAGAACTTCCATCGCGCCGATGGAGGGCGGCGATGGCCGGTCCTTGAAGATGTGGAAATCATCATCAGGAGGCACGGCGGTTCCGCCAGCACCGTCGCATGGTGAGCCCAGCAAGAGCGTGAGGTCTACTGTCCTTCCTCCGGCGCGAATTGGCGCAGCCAGCGCGCGCGGCACGTCATCGAGCGCAATCGCGGTGCGCTGCGTGATGAAGCTCGTCGTGTTGGTGAACAGCGGATCCCCGGAGCCGGCGTTCAGGTCGATCGCGGGCGGGTCCCCGGCCCCGTGGTAGTGGTTCCCGTCGACCGTCAGGCCGTCGTAAGTCTCGCCGGCGGTCCAGATATACGCCGTGCTCTGATTGCTGCCGACAAGCAGGTTGTCGGAAATGTCGATCTCCCTGCCGACAGGCACATTCGAGTCGAGCATGATGCACGCGCCGTTGTACGGGACATTGATGCCTGCCAGGCCGCAGTTCGCCAGGGTGTTGTAGCGAAACCAGCTCCCATCGCCAGAAGGGGTGTCGGCCCAGCGCACGCCGGCGCCGGAGGTGTTGTAGACGATGTTGTTCCAGAAGCGCATCTTCTGGCACAGCGCCGCGATGTTGAACCCATGCCGAAATCCATTGCCCAGGAGATTCGAGTGCACGTCCCACTCGAGGATGTCAGTAACGCCGGCGTTTGCATTGAACTGCACCAGGTTGCCGCCGTAGACCTTATGGATCCAGTTGTAGGCTAGCTTTCCGTATTGCGAGTCGTCGTCGAAATAGACGCCGTGATTGAGCTGGCCGCCGCCGATGTTCCGTACCTGGTTACCGACGACGTACAGATGCCGGCCGTTGCCGGATATCCCGCCCTGCTTCGATGAGCCCGATCCATCAGCCGTGATCGACCTCCACTCCGCATCCCAGTCTCCGAAGATGTTGTTCACCACGCGCCAGTAGTCGGCCCCTACCGCAAGGTTGGCAGGGCCTCCGAACTTCACCGCGGCTCCGCCGGGGCAGGTTGCGGTCAGATTCCCGATGACGAAACGAATGCCGCCCACATGCACATCGCCCTCGTCACTGTGACCGCCGATGCACCCACGGAATCCCGCCGTTGCAATGATGTGCGCGCGCTTGCGCGTGCTCGGGTATCCCAGCAGCTGCACGTAGCCATCGCCCGGATCGCCGGTGGGCTCGGTGCCGCTGACGAAGCCATTCAGGCGCACGCGGAAGAAATGATTGGCATAGCCGGTGTCATTCCATTCCGTGCCCTCGCTGGTCGGAAGTAGGACAACCTGATCTCCGGGCTGCACGACATCATTGAAGATGTCAGCGCCGGCGTTCAGCGGTTGCTGCACATAGCGCCACGGGTGCGCAGAGTCATTAATGAGCGCGGTGGAGTCATTGCCCAGCGGGTAGCCGTTCGCGTCATTGTTGCTGACGTACAGGATGCGGCCCGGCTGCGCAGTCCACGCGAGCTTGTTGGAGGTCCCGTTCACGGTCTCCACGGAGAAGAATCCCGTAACGCTCGTCCCGACCTGAAAATGGACGACTTGCACGTCCGGGCGTCCATTGCACGGCCCAAGGTCAATGATCCGGCCGCCGAGAGTCACGATATCGGTCCCGGGATCAGATTCGTCGGTGTGATTGCGAACGCGGATGCCGTTCTGATTCGTGCCGAAGTTGATGCCGAACACGCTCATGTAGCCGCCGTAGACAGCCTCGCTTCCAACCGGAGCGGCCTCGATTGTCGAGCCGTCGTTGCCAAGCAACCCATCTGCCGGCGGGCAGTGGTCGCTCACGCAATACAGGATGCGCGGCACGCTCGAAACGTCCGGCACCTCCTTGCTGCGCCAGCCGTTCGCCTGGTAGTTCAGCTGCTTGCGAATCGCTGAAAGCACCTTGATCGTCATGTCAGATCCTCGTTTCCACTGCCGGCGCCGAGAAGAATCTCCCCCTCGGTCCAGTCCCCATCGCTCCACACCTCTGCCGGAATATCCGCGGGCATCGCGCCGTAGTACACGAAGCTGCCATCCGGATTGACCAGCAACTTGTCATCCTCGGTGGAGTAGGCAACCTGATCGTCCTCCTCGAGCTCCGGCGTTGCCGAGACTCTCAGGCCAATATCTGCGAATAGCGCAGCGCCGATGGTGGTGTGCAGCCACCCATCCTGCGGAGCAAGGATCGCCTCGGCAGAGCTGCCAGTGCTCCCATCGCTTACCTGCATGGTGTGCGGACCATAGTTAAGCGTGGCGCGATTCAGCGTGAAGCGCACATCCCAATGGCCCACATTGGTGAGGCTTTGGGCGACCCCATCTATGGTGGCACTGGTCATTGTCTTGAGGTTTCTGCCCTGGAAAGGAACCCCCGAACTCCCCTTGCCGATCGGAAGCGAGTCATTCACAGAAACAAGGTACGGCCCGATGATCGTGTACGAAAGATCGAGCGCCATGAAGCAGAACTGAGAGTTCCCTGGGAACGATGGCACCCAGTCGATGACGATCTTCCCGTCCACCACTGGCGGAAGTGTCCACGTCCCGACCTTGTTCTCCGGCGCTGAATCGACGGACGCGTTTAGCTCGTAAGTCACACCGCCTACGGTCACCTCGACATAGGGGTTGTACTCGGCTCCACCGAGGAATGCGGTCACCACCTTCAGGGAGTTGATCCGCATCGACGACTCTATGCCATGCAGCGTGAGGCTTCCGGCCGTGGCATCGCGCGCACGCCATCCATCCAGAAGGACCCCGGTCGGATACGGGGGAATGGTTGGCGCCGGAGTGAAATGGATGTCGTCGTATAGGCCTCCGTCATAATCGAGCCCGACCTTCGTCAGGAACCTGTTTGAGTCGGTGCTGCGACTGAAGAATGTCAGCGGCAGATCCCCGAGGTTCGCCGCGGTCATCGATATCTGGATCTGATCCTTAGTGCAGTTCCAATAGCGGCCGTCCGTCTCCACGCGGCCGTATTCCTGATCGGCGAGCGAGAATAGTATCGAGCCGTTGCCATCGTCCTCCTTGCGATCGAAGGAGAAGGTTCCGGTCAGGATCTCTCCCGGGAAGTCAGGCTCGTCGTCGATGTTGCCGCCCGTGATGCCGAATGAACCGGTGATATCGATAGTCATGGTCTCGACTATCGTGTCGTTGTAGTTGCTCATCGACACGGAGAACGTGGCCTCGTTCGGGATGCTCGAATACCACTGTCCGCTGCTCGACTTGAGTTTCGTCAGCTCCGGATCGAAGGTGAATGGCGCCCCGTTGAGCATCACCTGAAGATCATTCACCAGGCACGCGCCGTCTTCCGTCGCGCGAAAGGTTATCTGTCCCTTGAGAGGAACCCGGCTCGGGCCTCTGCCTGAAAAGTATTGGGTAGGCATCTCACTCCACCACTGCGAAGTGCGTCGAAATTTCGATGGAGAACGCGTTGGCCAGATAGTTGCCGGGCAGGGCGAACGGGCGGCTCGATGTTACGGTCTGCTCGTGCACCAGGACCATGTTCGCCTCGCTCGTGCCATCGCCGGAGACACTTCCGGGTTGCTGCTTGTTTGCGTATAGCTTGTAGTTGACCGGATAGAGCTCTGCGACAACGCGGCCGTATGAAGGGCACCACGGGCGCTGATAGCTGAACACCTTGCTTCGCCACACGAGAGGCATTGGGTCGCCGGTCGCAGGATCGAAGCGCCGGATTTCCTCGTCATCGTCATCGATCATGAAGATTGCCTGCCCGTTGAGCTCGTCCGTGCAGCAGGCAACGGCTTCGATATCCAGATCGGTCAGCGCCGATATCTTGGAGGTTGGGTCAAGCAGGAATGCCTTTTTCTCGTCCCCGTTGGTATAGAAGCCGAGGTACTTGCCATAGTGCTCGGCGGCGATGATGGTGCTCGGGTTGTAGAGCGCCCATTCCTCCTTCTCCATGATCTTCTCTGTCACCACGATGGGCGCGCCGCGCGCAGGTATTGCGACGAGGCCGATGGTTGACGGATAGACCGCTGCATCACCGATGCTCACAGCGCCATCGGCGCTCACGCACGGGAATGGCATATCGCCAGGCACAACGCGCATCGATTCTGGCTCAAAGCCATAAATCACCGATGGGCGCCCCTTGGTGAGCACGATGATCGTCTCTCCCACGGCAACCAGGGCCACGGGCTGATCGCCGATGTTGAAGCGGCTTCGAGTCGGCCAGGCGTGAGGCTGAAACGGAACTGAAACGCACACCTGGTTGCCTGATATTCCCGCCAGCATGCCGTTGTGGCACGCCACAAGGCCGTGCAGATCCGATGGCGGCATGATCCATGTGTCCGTTTGCAGCTGCTCTCCGAGGTCCACGGCCCTGACCGTATCGACGTATTCGGTCTGCTCTATCGGCAGCTCGGCAACGAACTGCAGGACCCCTATCTCGTCCGTGGTGACGTTTGACCTGTACAGACGCTTCCCGCTGAAACGGAAACTGCCTTCCTCATTGGTGCCGGTGGGGAGGCCCGCAATCTGCACTGGAAGGCCCGGGCGGGTCTGAATCAGGCTGGACATCGCCGAAGGCGGTCCTTCCTGCACCTGGTTTCCGATGGTGGTGAGGAATGTCACCACATAGCCCACCGACTGCACCGAGGACACGTCTCCAACATCCTCGAGGCCATCGAAGGAGATAGTCCCGCCTGCGCCGCTGGACACGTCCCACGGCCACGCGCCACGCACTACGATCGTATTTGCGGTGGTCCGGATGATCTCCTTGGAGCCGTTGATCGTCTGGACGGTCTGCTCGGCGGCGCGCCCGCCGGACCCCAGCGCATACCCCGACATGAACTCCGCTATCTCGGAAAGGGCGGGGAAGAAACCGGTTCCGTTGACGTAATTGGTGGACTGGGAGGTAAAAGACGCCCCCACGCCGGAAACCTGCACGTTGTCCCCGGGGGACAGGAAACGCATGTCCTGGTCGACTTCGATGGTGGTGTTCTCGTGGAACACGCCGATATCCAGCATGTAGATAGAGCGATCTATCTCGGACATCGTGAAGCCGCTGCCAGCTGATTCAAATTTCAGGGCATAGTTCTTGGTGCCCAGCGCGGCAGGAACCCGCAAGGATCCGGCGAAAGCCATGAGCCGCGAGCTCGCCTGATCTCCGAAGCTCTGATCGCTGCTGATGACCCTGCTGTCCACAACCTCGGTGTCCACCAGGAGGGATATGGTGATCGACAGCGGGTCGCCGTCATCGAACGCCTCACTGCCGCTTTGATGCTGGTGCAGGATGCCCAAGTTTATGTACACCAGCACGTCATCGAGGCCATTGGGCGATATCGCGCCGATCGGCCAGGTATACGCAGCATTCGCCTTTGCCGAATACGTGACCTTGCCGCCCTGCTTGTAGAGCGCGGGGCGCACGCTGACGGTATGCGTTTCGGTGCTCGAGGAGTCCACCGGCGTTGCTGACATATCTGGTCGCGGCAGGCCGAGCGTAAAGAACTCCGATGGCCTGTCTCCGACGCCTGCCAGAGAGAAAGGCAGCATCGTGTACGAGGGGCGCGGCGCTGGGCCGCCGGTGAAGTAGACGGGGCGGGTGCTGTTGTCGGCAACCGGTCCGCGGACGAAGTGGGCGCGGTTCGAGGATCGGAAGAATATCGGCGTTCCGAACTCATCCCTCGTGTAGACAAAGATGGTGCGCGCCATGGCCTAGACCACCGATGCGCCAACCTGCAGACCGTTCACTCCCGACTCAATCCACGCCACCGTGGTGTTGGGGTCGACCTCTCGGACGTTGTGGTAATACTTCGTGTCCGTGGTCAAGGGCGATATGGAACCCGCGTAGCTGATCCCGTTGCTGCGCGCCGCGTGCGTGAGACTACGGGTTCCGGCATCTGACTTCTTCGCGCGCACCTTCTCCACGACCGCATAGATGGTGGCCGGCGCCCACGACACGTCCTCCAGGGCATAGAGATCGGCGGCGCCGGGGCTGCTCGAGTAGTTGTAGTCCAGATCGTTCGGGCTCGTCTCGTCGACATTCTGGTACGAGGTGGCCGACCCGTTCGTGGCGAAGTCGTTAGTGTCACCTGTGCCGTTGGCCGGCAGGTAATCGACTCGCACGTCGCCGAGCTGCGTCGTGCCATCACGCACCACCAAGTCACAGAAGTCGAAGTTCACGCTGCCGACGCGATCCGACCCTATTCCGACCCTCGTGATGGTGGCAGTTCCACCATTCTGGGTGTCCTGCGCACTCAGATCGAGCACTGGCACGGCGGAGCCGTTCAGGAATACGCGCACTGTGCCCGTTGCGTTGTTCACCTTCACCTCCACCTCGAGGTGGAAGTAAGTTGCCGAAGAGATCAGGCCGGCGGCGCTGGTGCCCAGCACCGTGGAGCCGCCGCCCGTGCCGCGGTAGACGCGGATCGATCCGTCCGTGAGCACCGATACGCCAACATGGACCACCGTGTCGTCGCCAAACGCCACCATCAGGCCCGGGGTGTCGACAGCCTGGGTGATGTCCGATATCCGCCCGGCCACAATCACTGCGACTGTTGCGCCTGCAGCTCCAGGAACGGGAACCTGAATGAATGCGGGGGTTGCCGCAAAGGAGGCGCGCAGGGCCTTGCCACCGCGGCGGCTCGTGGCCCCCTGAAGCGCGAAGCCAGCGATTCCGGCGCTCGAGTATCCAGCCTTCTGGACATCAGCAATGGCGTTGTAGGCGCCGAAGCTGTCTGCGTATTTGATGGTCATAGGAATGCCCTTGTAATGCCATTGTTATGCAATATCTATTCAGGCGCTCACCACATCCGCGCCGGCCTGGGTGACCTGCAGCGCCGGCTGCGCCTGGCTCACAACGTCAGCACCAACCTGCATAACGTGCAGGTAGAGGCCATAGCTGACCACATCTACGCCGACCTGGGTAACCATCATTGCGGTACCGATGGCACCTTCGGCGACTCGCTCCGGCTCGCGGAACGCGACCAGCTTGCCGTTGTACAGCCGGCAGTTCACCGCGATGGTTGCTTCTTCGTTGCCAAGGAGTCGCGGCGAAACGCGCGGCCGAATGCCAGAAAAGGCGTCGATTTTGATCTTCACGGCCCCATCCTGCGGCTGACGACGCGGGGATCATACCCCCCAATGAAAAAGGCCGCAGGCTTGCGCCGGCGGCCTTGATCGTCACGGTCGCTGCCCGATGATCAGTCGGACGGCCCCGCTTCGGTTTCGGGTCTCAGGTGCGCAACCGCATCCTGAATGCGCTGGCTGCGTTCGCGGATCTCGCCGATCAGTGCCTCGCGGTCCTCGACGCTGACGCCATGCATGGAATTGAGCTTCTCCACGAGGGCTTCGAGGTCGGCGCGAACCGACTCGACCGCTTCCGCACCGCGCTCGCCGAGATTGGCCAGCGTGTTCAGGAGCTTGCTGATGTCATCGACCTTCTCGTCGCGGACGAAGATCGGAACGAGGACGGCCAGCTGGCGCAGAGCGGCCGCGATCAGGGAAATGGTGCTGATGAGGGACATGGCTTAGGCCGCTCCGTGTGCGAAGTGGAAGGGGGTCGCGGTACTGGCGGTCTTTTTCTTCAGCCGCGCAGCATCCTCGACGGCGCGTTTCAGGCCCGTCACGACCTTTTGCCCCTGCTCGACCCAGCTCGTAAGGTGCGCAATCACGGCCGCGAGGTCCTCCTGCGGCGTATCACCGACCGCCAGCGCCAGCTGCACCTCCTGATACAGGGCGAGCGCCGAAGAGAGCTCCCCGATGACATCCACCGCAGCCTTGTCGGCGTCAGCAGCGGCGAGGCGCACGTTCGCGGGCAGGGATTCATCGAGCGCCACCTTCAGAACTTCTTTCTGGAAGGCGTTGTACATGCCCATCACGGCATATCCGCGCTCGTCGATACCATCAGCGGCAGAAAGCGGGTTCGTGGAAGCGCATCCGGAGCATGCGGCCATGCCCACCATCAGCGCCAGCATCGGAATCATCATCAGACGTTTCATGTGTCCTCCAGGCTTGTGGTTGTCGATCAAAAAACCGGCTGCTGCAAGCCTACTCCTGCTGGACGGGCTTCTGCACCTGCGTATTGCTGTCCGGAATGCTGTCCACGATGGCAGCGGTGCGACCGCCCGACTTGGAGTCGGCTAGGTTGTTCAGTGCGTACCCGATACTGATTGCGCCGACGAAGTTGAGGGAGTCGGTAACGATCAGCGCCAGAAATGCGATGGTGTTGGCGCCAATGGCCAGAACGGTTTCGAGCCGAAGGAAATATTCTGCAATAGGGATGGTCGCGCCATTCTTGCGCGCGTCGCGCAGCTGCATTCCCATGCTCAATAGCGAGCCGAGGACCATGAGCACGTACAGGATGCCGGGATAGTTCAGGATGACCTTGATGTCTTCGGCGGTCATGGCGATCTCCTACGGGGACTCGTTGGTGCCCCGGGAGGGGCGGATGATCAGGCTGTGCTCGTCGCGGCCGAGCATGTTGCGCAGGATGTTGATGGCAGCCTGGCTGTCGTACACATGGGGCTGATTTGCGTCCCATCCGGCGCGCAGGCCAACCGCGATGCACCCCATGATGTCCTTCGTGGTGTTCCCCACATGGATCAGGATGGCGTCCCGCCCCCATGCCTGGCCTGCCGGGCGCGTGCCTGGCGCGTACACGCCGAGTTTCTCGTTTACCAGCGCCCACACGTCCTTTTTCGTCGGTCCGTCGTGCGGGATCAGGCGGTAGCGGCCGTCAGGAACGCAGGACTCGACGAGATTTGCTTCGCGGCGCTGCCCGCCGGGGCCGTCAGGATCCGGCGACCACGCTTCCTCGATCGTGTCGAGCTTGAGATTCGCGGCTTGCAGGAATCCCAGCGTTGCGATCTTCGGTAGGTACGCGTAGCGAACGATCTCGAGGTCCACTCAATCTCCCTTGGCGAAGCGCTTTGACTGCGCCTCTTCCGACAAGAAGTTTGCCAGCGCGGCGCGCGCGTTGGCGAGCCGTTGCTCGGCCTGGGTGAGCGTGAGTACGTCGAGATCCGTCCATTTCGAGGGGTCGCGCTGCCGGCGGGCATGCAGCAGATCAACCTGCCCCTGCAGCTCGGTGATCTTGTCGTTTAGGATGGACTCTATGCCAGCCTTCACAGGCGCGGTCTTTCCGTCGATTCTCGAGTCGATGTTTCCGGACAGCGCTTTGGATGCTGCCGTGACGAACCACGGGACCAGTATCAGGCGCGCGCCGCCGATCAGCAGCCCCAAAACCGCCGCCGCGGCCGTCACCAGCGTCAGAAGGTTGTTCCACTTCGAGATCTTGTCCATCACTGCCATCACGCGCCCTCCTGGCGTCATGTCGTCGCTACCAGACTTTCGTCCTGCGGGCCTGTTGATCGTTGCGCTTGAAGCCGCGCAGGGACTCTGCAGCGGCCAACCCGATGCCGGTCTCGTAATCATCGAGGAACAACGCCGCGCCGGCGCGATCGCTCCACGGCTTGTCGGGCATCATTTTCAATCTATTGATGGCGCCGGCAACCAGCACCTGATGCCAGCTGTTGAAGATCCAGTTTTCGATCGCGGTCACACCGCGCAACGGGAAGATGACGACCTTCACCTTCAGCGCATCGGCAGCGGCAACTGTCGGAATGCCGACCAGAGTGATGTGGTTGGGGTCGAGCTGATACGCGAGGCCTGGCTGTTCGGACTCGGCAAGGCGCCAGTCATCAACCGCCGCACTGCTCGCAGGCGGATCGCTGAACTGGAAGCGCCAATTGAAGCTCTTCGACAGCTCCTGCCAGTTCAGGTCCAGATATTCCTCACTGGTAAGGGTGAGGGGCTTTCCGCCGATGGTCGCAGACCTGATGTGAAGGATCTGCGCATAGTCGGCGAGCGGGGAGCCGCTTTGCGGGTTCGGCAGCGCGTACTGCGCCGTGCCCGCCACGATGCTGATGGGCGCAAGGTCGATGCTCCACAGCTTCGACCGCTTCAAAAAGTCGATTGCGGTGTCCTCGAGCGCGGATTCGGCCTGCGGCGCGGAGCATTTCTCCAGCTGCTCGAGAACGTCCTCAGTGAGGTCAGAAAGCTCCGCCATCGCGCGCCTCCGGTGAAGTCGTGGTGGTCGCTGGAGGGTTTGACTTCGGCGCGTGCGGATCCGAGGACTTGTCAGCGCGCAGCTTCAGACCAAGGCGATTGAGGAACCGCTGGTAGGAAGCCTCTGAGGCCTCGGCATCAAATGCGTCAGTAGCCTTCATCTTCGCCCGGTGCACGATGTAATCGTGGATGGCCGTGCTGTAGATGTCGTCGACGGAAATCACGGAATCGGACGTTCCGCCATTCACCCCGACCATGGTCGCGTCCGTTGGCGCCACCTGCATGTGCGCCTCAACCTTGCGCGTCGGCGTGCCGGTACCTGGCGGCGTAGATGGCCGCGGGTAGGCGTAGAAACTCCTTGGGCTCTTCCCGTCGTAGGTGTAGTGCCTGATCGAGTCGGCCGGGCTCGACGAATGCCAGTCGGGCTTGCAGCGATCGAGCTCGCCATGGTCTGCAAGGGTGATGGGAAGGCCGGGTGTCAGGCCATCGGTGCCCATGTTGCGCGTGATCTTGACCAGGCGCTGACAAGAGGCCGGAAGCGTCTGCAGCGTGCTCAAGGACGTGAGCGGGATAGCGGCCACTGAAACCGACGAATCCGGCCGCAGGATGGCGATTTCCCGCTGCGCATCGTTCAACCATCCGAGAAGTTCCTCGGAGGTCCAGCGCACACCGTCCGGGTCCACCAGCGTGACCCGGACGGCTGCAACAATGGCCTTGGCGGTGATGCTGGCCAAGTGTTACTCCGGCGAAACCTCTGACGATGGCGCGGACTCTTCATCCTTCGCCGCGGGCGTCTCGGAGTTCTTCTTCGCCAGATCCCAGGCCGCGTCACGCTCGAGGCGCGTCACATCCCGTCCCAGCAGCGACTTCAGCGATACCAGCTTCGGTCGCCCCTGGGCATCGAAATCCGAGCGCTTGAGCTTCGGAATGATGGTCAGGATCTCCACCAGCCGCGCCTTCACATCTTCCGCTGAGATCTCGGGTTCGCTTTCTTCGCCGGCGTCGTCGTCAGCGGCGGGCGGATCTTCGTCAGCATCGAGAATGGATGCGCCGGCGCTGCCCTGATCGTCGACTCCCTGCTTCTGCTCCGGGGGCGGCGGGGGCGGCGGATCATCGCTGACGCGCTCCCATATTTTCCGGTACATGGGCTGCAGCAGCACGCGGGCCTCTTCTTCCGAGACCTCCTGCACATCGCCGGGCCGTTCCCAGACGGTCGTGAACTTCTCGTTAACCCGCGAGGCGCGCTTCTGCGGCTGCAGGCCGATGTATCGAATCTTCACGGTCATGACGTTTTCCTCCGTTAAAGAAAAAGGGGCGCCACCCTGCATTCAGAGCGGCGCCCCGGTTCAGGATCGAGCGGCAACCTTACTTGTTGCCGACGAACTCGTAGTTGAGGACCAGATCCAGCACCAGGTCGGTGACGGCCGCGGTGTTGTTCGTGAGCCTCAGATACGCGTCGCGCTCGAGCAGCAGCGGACCGTTCGCCGGCACCGTGGCGCCACTGCCCTTGCGGGAGGTGGTGCCATTGGTTCCGCCGCTGCCGACGACCAGTGCATCCGCGAGGAAGTCAGGATCGTCAGCAACGCTGTTCGCCAGGTCGAGGTAGCCGCCGCCATCGACGGCCACGAAACCCGCGTCAACCGTGCCGTTGGCGACCGAGCTCTTGGTCTTGAGGACCCAGTGCCAGTCGATGATCCTCGTGCCAGCAGGGATGACGAGGACATCATTCGTCCCGTCCTGAGCGGCATTTCCGGCCGCGACCGTGAAGCGCAGCGTCTTGACGCCCGCATTGCCCCACGAGCCCGCACGGAATCGCTCTGCGTTTGGATTGATGGTTGCCATGTCAGTTCTCCGTTTCCAGGGGTGGGGCCAGATTACGTCGGCGTCGGCGCGTAGGAGTCCAGCGTGCAGACGCCGTAATCCTGCGGGATACCGCTGCTCTGGTCCATGAACTTGAGCTTGGAGGCTCCGAACATGGCAGCCACGGAGATTTCCATGGTGTTGTCGTGGTCGGTCTTCTCCTCGTGCCAGCTCATGTAGTAGTCGCTGTTCTGGTGTCTGCCGTAGACCCATGCCAGCGCCTGCGCGCCCAGCAGCAACGCGCGATCCTGATCCACCGCCGCGGTGGTGTCGGCGATCGTGACGCCGTTCGCCTGGTACGCGCGCACGGTGCTGCCCTGGGTGAAGCGGATGCAGCGGCGCATCTTCTTGATGAGGATGCCATTCCACATGCCGCCAGTTCCCATGAACAGCGGGTGATTGCTCCAGCGGCCGCGCTCCGAGGCGGCTGCCAGGAACGAACGCCAGTTCTGCGAATCCGAGTTCACCATCAGCCAGTACCACTGGCGTGGCGACACGAACAGGCAGTAGAGCGGTTCATCGTCAGCCGCTGGATCCTTCGGCAGCTTGATCGGCGCGAGCGGGAACGGCATTTCGTCCAGCGCGGCGCGCAGCTTGTCGATGTCCTTCAGCTTCAGATAGTCGGTGTTGTCCAGGTCGGCGGCGCTGGTCGCGTCACCGGCGTAGAAGCGCCGGCCGGGCGAGGGCGGGAGCACCGGATTGATCATGATCTCGCTGAAGTCAGCGTCGGTCTCCGATGGGATGATCCAGTCCGCACCGGTCTGGAAGCCGCGGGCGCCGGCCAGATGCACCAGCGTGGTCTGATCGGTGAACTTGCCCCACCATCCGGCGAGGTTCGCAACACCGATCGTGCGCAGGTTGTGCACCGTGCGCTGCTGGGTCATGCGACCGCCCGGGTCAACGCCATGACGAACCTGGTTGATGGAGATATCCATCGACGCGAAGCTCAGGCTCTGCATGTTGCCGGCGAGCTTCTTGTCGCCCATGGTGGGCTTGCCGCCGATGGCGTTGTACAGATCGACGCTGATCTTGTCGCCGCCGCCTTTCGACAGGTCGGTGACGCGCACGATCGGCATGTCTGCGCTTGTCTGGCCGCGAAGCCTGCGCTCCGCGTCGGACTGCTGCGGGGCTGCGCCCACGAGGTTTTTGGAGAAGGATGGTGCTCGCTGCGCAGCGGCGAACGCAGCCACCGAAAAGAGCTTCCGCGCGACCGCATGGCCTGCGGGAATGACAGTCTGTCCCATGTGAATAACTCCTGTAGATGGGCTTTAGCGTCCTGCTGCTGGCGGAATCTATCCCAATCTTGCGAGCAATGCATCAACATCCGCCCCGCTCTCGAACATTTTTTCGAGCTGCGTGGTCGATAGTTGATCCACTCGTGATGCGTCGTTAGAAGCGGGCGGATGCCCGCCAGGCAGGTCTGAGTGAGTCGGTGCGGTGGCACTTGCGGTCGCGGCGGCGGCTGCCGCAGCGGCGCGACTGGCCACTTGCTGGGCTTCGGTCGGACCGGTCTGAACAGGCGCCTCCTTCGGTGCTCCCATGAGGCGACGAACCTCACTGAAGCGTTCCTCAAGAGGCTTCTCTGCCCACACTGGATCTGCACGCAGCACGTCATCGAAGGCGGTTGCCCGCTTCCAGTTGGTCTGATCCGCGTCATCGCGCCACTTCGACAGCACCGGATCCTGATCTATCAGGTCGGTCACTCTCTGCTTGGCATCCTCGACGGGATCTACCTCACTGGCTCCTGCCTTGCGGCGAAGCTCGAGGTTTTCCTTGCGGATTTCGATGATGGCGTTGTTCTGCGCCTCGATCGCATCGACCACCGCGTCAGGGAATTCACCGCGCATCGCAGCGATCTGCTCTGCTGTCAGCGCTCCCTTGATGGATTCTTCCTCGGCCTTTCGCTGTTTCTCGCCACGTTCCATGGCCAATTCGTTCTCGAGCTGTGCGGCGCGCGCGCGGGCGGCCTCCAGCACCGAATACGGAATCGTCCCCTTGCCGTCACGAGCCGCGACAACCGCTGGCTTCTCTTCGACTTGCTCCACCTGCGATGCGGTCTCCGCGGCGGTAGCCGCCGACGCATCCTCCGGAGCCTTTGCAGCTTCGGCTTGCGCCGGAGCAGCCGCTGTGGACTCCGCTTTCGGTGGTGTGAGCGCCTCGACTGCAGCGGCGGCGATCATTTCCTCGGTCGGTATGCTCGCTGCCCCGCTTTCAACGGCACGATCAGCCTCTTCAACCGTCATCGCGCCGGTGGGGTTTGAGACCCGGGTGCGATCTGGGATGTCCAGGCCAAACGCCTTCTCGATGTCCTGATGACTCATGCCCGCGAGCTCGGCTTCCGGCAGAGCTGCGAGCTCTTCCGGCTTTTTGCCTTCCCACTGCATGGAATTGTTCTCAGGCAACAGGTCGAAACTTCCGGCCCCGCTTGCGGCGGTGCCCTTGTCGTCTGCCGCCGTCGCGGCGCTGTCGTTGGTGCTCATGCTGCTTTTCCTCTGTTACTCCACTTCGCAGGAGTTGCGTGGCTGGGTGCCGCCTGGCCCATATCGAAAGGGCGTCGATCAACAGTGCGGTTGCCGATTGAAGCGAGGGCGCTTCGGCAAGGCGTTCGGCCTTGACGAAAAACCCTCATTGGAGATCCAGCGCCGCGGCCCGCGGGAGGACGCGGAGCACGTCCGCAGCCCGATGATTCCACGGACGGCATGCTGCCGCAGCGCTGGACCATTGAAAATGCCATCAGATGCCGCTCATTCCGGCGCCGAGCGCGAGCCGGTCGTCGTGCCGCGGCTCCTCGAGCGCCGCGCCCTTGCGGCCGGCGTCGACGAGATCCTCCTCGCTCGGCTTCTTTGGGGCCGGTGCTGCGGCCTTCTTGCCATCCTTCGACCCGCCGGCAGGAGCCGGGGAAGGCTTCCCGCCGCCAAGCAGCGCTTCGATGGACTGTGCGCGAGTGAGGCCGACCTTCGCAAACGCTCCTTCGGTGTCGGCGCGCAGTTTCGCCGCTTTCGCGCGATCCATGTCTGCCTTCGCTGCTCCCTGCTCGAGCTCGATCTGCTGCGCGAGGTCCTGCAGCTTCTGCTGGCGCTGCTGCGCCTGCACTTGCGCCTGGTACTCGGCAACCTCTTCTGGCGTTGCCTTATCCGGATCGATCTCCGGGGCGGTGCCGATCTGCTTGCGGATGCGCGCGGCGATCTGCTCCTTGTTCGGCAGGTCCGAGGCCATGACCACCAAGTCTGCGAACACGGCCTGCAGTTCCGGCGGCAGGGATTTTGCGAATTCTGTGAGCTGGCGCATCCGATCCTGCTGATAGGTCGGATTCTGAGGTGTCTCGCCCAGCGCCACCTTCCACAGCATGCGCGTGACATCGTTGCGAACGACGACTGCGCCGGTATCCGGATCCTGGACGCGCTGATTGAACGTGACGCTCTTGGCCTGGCTCGGCGCGTTCGCCGGCAGTGATACGGTGGTCTCCTTCGTGCCCATCATTTCCACGACCAGGCGCAGCAACTTGCGACCTACCTCCACGCGCGCGAACTTGTAGTTCGAGTTGATCTTGGCAAGGACCGTGGTGCCCTGCTGGATCAGCATGTCGATCGCAACGCCAGCCTCTGCGCCGGATGTCGCATCGCCCAGCATCGGCGCGTAGACGCCGCCGGCCTGCTGGATGGACTGCTTGGCGTCGGAGTAGATCTGGAATTGCTGCGTGTTGAGGCCCTGATGGTCCTGGATCTGGAACGCCGGCTGGCTGCCGCGCTGCCGGCGATTCGGGTTCAGCTGGATGTAGGCATCAGGCCTGTTCACCTCGTCGGCCGCGGCGTCGTGGTCGACCACCGCATCGCCCTCGGCGATCACGCGCTGCGCGCTCAACTGCCACATCATCTTGGCGCGGCGCGCATTCACCTCGTCCTGCAGCGACTTCATCGCGCGAATCACCCCGTAAGGCGTGCGCGTATCGTCCTCCATGTAGCCCCAGAACGGGACATACGGGAATTCGTTGATGCCATAGGGGCTCGGCGCGTCCGACAGGCGGAACGGGCCCACCCACCACGAAACGCGCATCTTCTGGTAGGTCGCCCAGCGCAGTTCCGCCTCGCCGGTGCCCACCATTGCGATGTGTTCCGCGTTTTGCTTGTCGTACTCGGCGGCCGCGCCATCCGCGGAGATCATCACCAGGCCGCGCGTCGGCACCCGGTACCAGACTTCGTAGGCGCATACGCGCTTGCGCGCGGTGTCGCACCATTCTGCCGAGTCAGCGAACCAGTCGCGCGCGATCAGCCCGTCCTGCAGCATCGGGAACGACGCCGCGAAGCTCTGATAGTCCCAACCTGATGGATTGTTGACCGCATCGTAGACGTACTGCTGCATGCTCGGAGGCACCATCGTCAGGATCGAGTCGAGGTCGTGCCACTTTCGGCGGCACAGCCAGCGCGCATCCTTCAGGAGCCGATCCTTCGCGCGCATGTCCCACCAGATTTCGCGCCGGTCTATCGCCGTAACGCGCAGCGGGTACTCGAAAGGATTCTGCGATCGGGAAACTTCGACCCAGCCAATTCCGGCCTTCACTTCGGACTCGTAGGCGTCGGCGCAGGCCTGGTCGGCGTGCGTGTTGCGCTCGGCCTCGTTGAGCTTGGCCGTCAGGCCATCGGCCTGCTTTGTCGTGAGCCCCTCGGTGGAGCCATCGGCCTTCACAACCCAGTCGGTGCGGGTGCGCGCCTCCATGCCGAGGATCATGTTGACCGTTGGCGCGATCAGGTTGGTGGTGACCACCGGCAGCTTGCGGTCCTCGGCCTTCTGGATGTCCTCGGGGGAGTGCTGGTTGCCGTCGTAGTAGTTGCACTCGAGGTCCGCGCGCTGGCGCCACGACGGCTGCGATCGCATGTCGTCCAGGAACTCTTCGAGTTGCTGCACCGACAGTCCGCCCTTCGGCGCGCGGCTGGCATCAATCGACATCGTGTCGGTTCTGAACATTGCGATCCTTCGCTATCGCAGCCCGCCGCCCCAAACGACCTGTCGTCTGGGGTCCAGTCGCTTCGCGCCGGCCTTCCTCGGTCCGCCCGAAGGATATGCGAAGGTCAGCGCCAATGCATCACCGTCATCCGGCGAGCATCCCTTGCCGAGTCGCTTGATCATGTCGTCCTTCGACTCCAGCTTGGTGCGCGTGCCCACCTCATCGCGCCGCGTGTGCACCCCGGTGAGGTCCGCCTGGATCTCCTCGATGTCCTCAAGCATCACCTGCGGTCGCTCATTGAGCCATTCGCGGATGCGAAACCACATTTCGCAGCGCTTGTTCTGGTGCCGGTCAGGTTCATCCGCGGCCTCACCGAAGAGTACGGGGATAATCCTCGAGCCCCACTGCGTTTCGGACAGGATGTCGTAGATAGGTCCGCCGTTGTTTCCGATGTCGATGTAGATCTCATCGGGCTGTTCGCGCTCGAGCGCCGCGAGGATGCGGCCGATGGACTCCTGCGTGCGCTTGCGCGACCACTTGTCGACGCGCCACGCGACGCGGCCCTGCCGGCACCACAGTCGAAAGCCATCGCCACCGGTGTACGACGGGTCGATGCCCATGCGCTTCGGGCCGATGCCCTCCGGCCGCTTGCCATTCTTGGCGATGTAATCGCTCCATGCCTGGCGCGCGAGGACAACCTTCACCGAGCGGATGAAACTTGTATCTGAGTCGCCCTGGAACGCCTCCTCGACGGTGGCCGGATACTCCTGGCAGAAGGTCGCGCGCCCGGCCTCCTCGTCGCCGCCCTCGGACATCGTGAACTCGGCAATCTTCTTCGACCGCCAGTGCATCTGCTCGATCGACAGGCGATGGACGTGGCGATACTCCATGTCGTCCATGCTCAGCGACTCGGCGAAGTTCGGCGGGACCAGGTGCGTCGGGGTGGCATAGCCCGGGTCCCAGAACCACGGGCAGAAGACCAGCTCGAAGTCCGTGGTGCCCTTGCGGGCTTCCTGCACCGACGCGGCGAAAAAATTCGACGGCCCATTGCCGGTGGACTCGAGCCACACCTCGGTCCCGGGCTCTGTGCCGATTGTCTGCAGCAGTCCAGGCACGATCTGCTTGGCCGCCTGCCAGAAAGCAACCTCCGAGCCGTGGAAAAACTGCACGGTCAGCGAACGACCCGTGTCGCCCACCCTGGCGGTGCCCACTCCGTACTCCGAAGCCAGTCCCGGGAAGGTCAGCTCGTTGGCATTGGAGCGCCCGGTGGCCGGCTTCAAGCGCGGATCCATGTGCAAGTGGATGTCCTTCACGCGCTTAAACAGGTTATTGGTCGCCTTTAGCTCGTGCGTGAGGATGTACGCCTTCTGGCCGCTCTTGCGCGTGACCTTGAAGTACCCGCGGCCGGCGATATAGGTGCTTGCCCCCATCTGCCGGCCCTTGAGCACGATCAGCCGCACGTAGCCGCGCTGCGCCATCTGCCGCTCGGCCAGCTCATGCATGTACAGCTGCGCCCGATTCATTTCCAGTGGCATCAGCCGGCCCGGCTTGTCCCGTATCCGGATGTAATCCCGTGCATAGGCAGGAAATCCGCCCGCGGCGCTCAACTGCAGCGCCTTCACACCGGTATCCACGAACCGCGCCGCAGCAGCCTGCATGCGCGATTCCTCGTCATTCATCGCCGCAGCCGCATCAACAGCCTTTCGGATCGAGTCCCCGACGAGCGAATTGGCGCCCGCCAACTCCTTCAGCTTGCTCGCCTCGCGTTGCCACAGCGAAGTCATGGCCGTCAGTTCCCCACCATCCCAGTCACGTCAAGCCGCAACAGCTCCTCGCGCAGGGATAGCCCGTTCGGACCATGCTCGATGCGCAGTTCAAGCGCCTGGACCGTCCCATTGAGCGTGGCAATGTCCGCCAGCGTGGGGGAATCCGGCCCGTGCCAGCTCTTCAACGCTGCCAGCATCGCCCGTACATCCTCCGGGTGAGCCTCCGAAACCTCCTCCAGGAACCGCACGACCGACATGCCGAGCCGGTGCAGCTCCGGATCGACCCCCTCAAACGTGATCTTGGGACGCATCGCTCATGTTCCCCGTGAAACAACTTCGCCGCGCTCATGCATTCCACGCATAAGGGGCAAGACCTCAAACCCACCGGGAAGCGGCACCACCAAAAAATCATCCGGCAATCCACGAGAAGTAACCGGTACCTCAGATGGGACCCAATCCGTGGAGAGACGGGGGGCCCCATACCTCCTCTCGTGCGCGGGACTCCAGCCGCGGGCACACCCCCCTGGGGGCAGCCGCCCGGGGGCCCCATCACGCCTACCTGCCCGACCGCCCATCGCGCCCTGCCTGCTCATGCCAGCTTCACCCCTCGCGCCTCTGCCTCACGCACCAGCCTTTCATACGAACCGACCTCCGCCGGAATGGGCATCGCCTCATCATCGGCATCGCTTTCTTCCCGGCTGGCGGGCCCGGACGGTTGACCTTGAATGGCGGCGTGCCCAGCCATGCCGGCCTGCACAGCCCTGACGCGCGCCAGATCGGCCAGCGCCAGCCCCTTGCCCGCAGTTGAGTCGATGGCCAGCGCTTGCCGCTGCAGGTCGATCGCCTCCCGCATCGTCTTGACCGAGCTCGACAGGCTCTTGGCCACCGGATCGAGGTAGGCAGCCAGCTCCTTCGGGTTGTGCAAAAGTTCCAGAGCCCGCTCTTTGGCGGCCGCGATGGCCTTCTGGTTGATGTCCACGAGATCCCGACAGGCATCGACGGCTTGCTTGGCCATCGCCCGGTGGCTTTTGAGGACCAGCGCGACCGCAATCGCGTATTGCTCAACCAGCAGATCCTGCTTGGCGATGTCGTTCAGGCTGCGCTCGGTCAGGGGCTCGCCATCCTCCGGCGCCAGCAACTCATGGCCGTCCGGCATGACAGCCCCGAGGTCTCCGTCCTTGCCGCTGGCGGCCAGGGTGCCGGCATCCACGGGCCCGGTGCCGCCATTTACCGCGCGCCGAAGGTCAATCGTGAGGGACGTCACCACGCTCTCTTGCACGGCTTCTGCCATCGCGCGCTGTATCTCTGACCGCAGTGGCCATGAACGCTTGTTGGCCAGCGCGTAGAGCGTGGATCGGACAATCCGGTGCTTGAGGCACAACTCTTCGACGGGCATCACGCCGGACCGATAGTCGACTTCGATGGCTGCAACCTGCTCGGCATCCAGCTGGGAGAGGCTGTACAGGGTCTGCTCGCGGCGGGCGGAAAGGGTGGCGCGGGATTGGTGGCGGGGATTGTTCGCCCGCTTGGAGGCGGCTGCCAGCTGCTCTGTGACCTTCCCGAACTCTTTGGCCACGTACTCGCCACGAGATTGCGGGTCGTCGGTGCCGGGCATGCGCCGGTGCTTCTTGATGCCCGCTGAACGGGTGCGCCGAATTGGTTCTGCTGCCCGCGCAGTTACTGCGGAAGGGAATTCTGGCGGGTCGGATGCGCTGTCGGCGTCTCGCCCCTCCTTATGCATTCCCCTCATAAGCCGGCCCTTGCTGATGCAGAAGCTGCTGAGGGTATTCGTTTCGTGGTGCGGTGTGTAGTCCGGATGGGCGATTGCGCCTCACGGGCTGCTGGTGACCATGGCCTGCTGTCACCCTACCCTTGCCTGCCTTTTCCCCACCCTCTCTGCCCTCTCTGGGGATCAGCGCACCTTTCGGGATTTCCCGGACTTTCCCGTTGTTCCCGGTCCGGTCCGACTGTGCTCTTGCGAGCACACCCGGGCCTGACCTGACCGCGCGCGAGCGTCTCATATCGCTGCCTATGCCTGTCAATACCACTTTTGTTATGAGCTACCCCCATTTCCGTTATGAATTCCTGGACCCTTCATACGTTGCCTTAACCATGACTTCTAATGATCATTACATGACTTCCTGTCACTTGCTGTGTTGACATTCAAGCAAATCTCTAGGAGCATGACTTCCGCACATCAAATTCAGGAGGAATCGCCCCATGATGATCAAAACCCCGAATTCTGTTCCTTCCGCTTCCTCGCCCTCGCTTCGTGAGCTGCTGCGCGCTGAGCTGGCACAAGCTGGCAGCGCTGCCGCTGGTGGATCATCGCCCCTGAACCGTGACCAGATGCTTGCGCTGGCCAAGGCCAATGCCCGGTTTGAGGCCAATGCCCACCGGGCTGTGATTGGCTTCGGCTTGCAGCGCAACGAGGTCACGTGGGAGCTGGAGGCTGGTTGGTGCCCGCAGGCTCATGCCTACCGCATGGGGATGCTGGTGGAGGTGCACGGCTTTGCGCACCCGGATGGTTCGGTCACTCCGGTCAGTGAGGATGCGCGGGTGCCGGCTTGGGCGCACAGCACTGGGTATCGGGTGGCGTCGGATGTTCCGACGGCTGCTGCTGACCCGGAAAAGGCCCGCTCCTGCCTTCTCACCCGCAAGGAGGCGCACGAGCTGGTGGATTCTGCTGCCAAGGGCGGGCTCGATGACCTGCTGGCCCTCCAGCGGCAATGGATTGGCCATGGCGACCATGATGCGGCCGAGGGTGCTGAAGGCGTGGAGGGGATGTTGCACGAATACGTGGATGACTGCGCCGCGCCCCGCAATGACCGCACACCCCGGGATGATGATCCCACGGAACTGGCCGCTACGGGGAGCTGCTGGTAAATGCGCCGGCCGCTCGCTGTCCTGCCTGCGTGCCTGCTGGTGGTGGCGCTGACTGGATGCGTCAGCCGCCAGCAGGATGCGCAAGCTGCCGCGCTGGCCTGCGCGCGCGCCAGTGAACTGACCGATCAGGCCATCACCGATTGTTACACCGAGCGGGGCCTGCCGGCCCCCGGAGTGCTCGACTGATCCTCTGCTGACACACGAACAACAAACGACCGTAGGAGACGACACCGATGAACGATTCAACCGTACACCTGCCTCCCATCGAACAGCCGCCCGCCCTGAGCATTGACCGGCGCATTGCCGATATCCGGGCTGGGCTTCGTTATGCGGGCGAGCGGCCGATCATGGCCCCGCCTGTGCCGGTTAGCCTGCATGCGAACAGCGTGCTGGAGCGGCGCATTGTCTGGAACCTGATTCGCCACCTCACCGCCAATGGGTTCTCCATCAACGCGGTGTGGGACGGGGAGGAGCGCACGGAACTGCTGACCGAACGCGTGACCGACCCGCAGCGCGAGGCGATGGAACTCACCTTCAATCTGGATGAGGTTTCGCTGCGCTTCATCCCCACCGAGAAGCGCACCCTCTCGCGCCTTGCGCGCCAGCAGTCCGAATACCGCGTGCTGCTGGTGCTGGGCAACGGTCAGGACGTGCTGACCGACTGGAGCTATTCCAAGGACGACGCGGACGGCTTCAACGCCGCGATGTCGACCTTCGACGTGGAGCGCTGCCTGTGAGCGGCGCTTCTGTCATGTCCTACGCGGACAGGGCCGTGGCGCAGCTGACCGATGTGCAGCTGCTGGCGCGCCTCATGGGCACCACCGAGAAGATTGCCGCAGGCTGCCTCATGCAGGCTGGCTCGCTGCGTGACCTGTGCGTGTCCGAGCCGCAAGAACTCACCCCAGGCCGCTACGGGCGCATTCAGGCGGCGCTCGAACTCTCCCGCCGCGCGCTGCTGGCAGAAATGCGGCGCGGGTCTTTCTTGGCATCGCCAGCCGCTGCGCGCGACTTCCTCAAGGCCCAGCTGCGCGACCGGCCGTATGAGGTGTTCTGCTGCCTGTTTCTGGACAACCGGCATCGGCTGATCGCCTTCAGCGAACTGTTCCGGGGAACCATCGACGGCGCCAGCGTGCATCCGCGCGAGGTGGTGCGAGACACCCTCAAGCACAACGCCGCAGCGGTGATATTTGCGCACAACCATCCTTCCGGCGTGGCAGAGCCCAGTCAGGCCGATGAGCTGGTCACGCGGCGATTGAAGGACGCGCTGGGGCTGGTGGATGTGCGGGTGCTGGATCATTTGATTGTTGGCGAGGATCGCGTGACGAGCCTTGCCGAAAGGGGGCTGCTGTGAGCAGCCCGGAATTCCCCAACACCCCGCCGCCATTGGTAGGCGGAACGTCGCCGTGGGGCCGCATCGAAGCGGTGGAAGTCATCGCGCCCGGCATCGCCTTCGTGAGCACGCCGAGCCATGGCGGGTATCTGCTGTCACGCGAACGCGTGGCGGCGATGCCTGATGTCCTCAAGTTCACGCCGGATCATCGCGCGGGCATCTTCGAGGAGGATTGTTCCGCACCGCTGGTGGTGCTGGCGTTCCCTGACGCGGGCTGGCAGCTGGGCGCCGAGGCTCACGCCCGCCGCTTCGTCGCAAGATTGGCCGCCTACCGATCATCGACATGGAAGCACGAACCGTGGGCGGCCGTATCTGCGGTCTACCCGGAGTTTTCCGACTCTGAGGCGGAACGGCGCATGGCCTACCGTGACAGCGGCTTGGCGCTGGCCGAGGAGGCGCTGAATGTCGCCAAGGTCGTGCGCCCATGAGCGCCGCCACCCCAAAGGGGCGGCGCGAGCCGGTTCAGCTGACCGTCCTCAAGGCATGGGGGCGCAAGACCAGAATCGAAACGGCAATCGCGTCCCTGCGCATTGCGCGCGCGACCCTGCGCGACGCCGGCTCCCACAAGGCTGCCGACTACGTTCAACGATCCATCAAATCCGCCGAGGGCGCGCTGCGGCACGCCGAAAACCTTGAACTCCGCGCCCAGCGCGCGGCCAGGAGCGAATCATGAACGAGCACCTCCGCATGCTGGTCGCCAACCTCAAGCACGCCGCCCAGGGAAACGGCGCGCATATCGGGGGCGGCGACTTCACTGCCAAAGAGATCAACTTTGCCGTGGCGCAGATTGAGGCCGCTGACCGCGCGCTGACCGCCATTCATGGCGAGATGGATGGGCGGGAATGGGAGAGTGACACGCTCTCGGCCATCGCCGACCACATGCGCGAGGCTGGGTTCGAGTTGCGCGAATCTGGATGTGACGACAAGGATGGTGATGCATGAACTCCGATCAGCGCAACCGCGTCGATACGGCAGCCGGCGTGCTGTTCATCATCGCCTTCCTGCTGATCGTCGCCAATGGCATCTACCTTGCCTACCGCGACCGCATGCAGGTGCCACCCACCAATTACCAGTGCTCGCTGATCCTCCACGAGGGGATAAGCGTGCCGCCATTCACCGCCGAGGATTGCAAGCCATGAAAACCACCACCCAGCCGGCCAGCGCCATCGAGGCGCTGCGCAAGGCAGAAACCGCACTCGCCGTCGTGTGCAGTTTCCGTCAGGCGACGGAACACCACGGCAAGATGCTCCATGACGCCCTGGAGGGCGCGCGCAACGTCCTCACGGCGCACGACACTGGCAAGGACTCTTCGATCACCACTGCCACGCTCGATGCCCGCGAGCTCGGATCGGTCTTGGCTGGCCTGCGGATGCTCCAGGAGTATTACACCGATGCCCAGGACTCCCTGCCCGAACTGCTGAACGACATCGCAACCAATTGCGGTGAAGTCGAGGCGCTCGACCAGGACGAGATAGACAGGCTGTGCCGGAGACTGAACCAGTGAAGCCGCCGCCACTCTCCCTGTGCGCCTGGGTCAAGTGCGTCCTCTGGCGCACGCATGACCCCGTGATAGACCCGGCGAGCGCCAACTGCCACTGCGGACACTGCGGCAGGGTGCTGGCTCAGCGCACGACGCGCAGGCCCCGCCGGCAGACCATCTACATCGACCCGGCGCGACCCGTGTCCGTCTCGGTGGGTGCAGACGGTAAACTGTGCCTTGCCGCTTCGGACCACGACACTGGACGCAACGTGTCCATCATTGTTCCTGCGTCTGTGTGGCCTGCAGTGGCGCGCGCCATCGGCGGGCACCTCGCCTTCCGCGAGATCCGGCAGCGCCGCGACCACGAACTCAGTCAGAAATCGAGCAACATCATTGGAGAGGAAGCATGCTGATCATCACGCGACGACCGGACGAGTCCATCATCATCGGTGACAACGTGTCGGTGACGGTGCTCGGCATCAAGGGCAACCAGGTGCGGCTCGGGATCAATGCGCCGCGCGAGGTGGCGGTGGACCGCGAAGAGCGGCGGATGATGGATGGCATCGAACGCGAGGCCCGAAAGAGTCACGAGCCTGTCGAAATCGGTCGCGGTTAGGGTATGCTCTGACCCCGGAAGAACTTGCGCTTTTAAGCCCGGCGCCTCGCGGTTCCGGGCTTTTTTCTTGCCTGCTACTTTCCCAGCGACCGGATGAACTGCCGGTCCATGCGATCCATCAGCCTCTGCTCCAGCGCATCCAGGTCGGCAGGTTTCACGGCAGGCTCATTGGTGACGCGCGCAGCAGGTGACGCGGCGGCCGCCGGCGGAACCACAACCCGAACGCCGTGCACGCCGCCGCATGTCGCCAGCTGGTCGGCCATCGCCTGCATCAGGCCCGCGTGCGCGTAGCGATCGGCGATGGCCAGGCAATGCACGCGATCGCACTGGCGCTCATCGAACTTGGTACCGCCCGACGCGGCGGCGGCGCCCATGCCGGCAGACCATCCGCGCGTGTGGCGCAGGCATTCACCAGGCACGGCGGGCGCGGCTGTGGCGCCGGGCACTGCCAGCGCGATGGCGGTGCTGCGGTAACGCGTCACATCCCCGCCTACATCGACATCGCCCACGCCGCTGGCGCTGCCGCCTTCCGCTGACGAGCTGGATGCGGAATCCCCGCCAGCGCCACCACCCCCGCCTGCACCCCCGGATGCCGCCAGGGTGTTCGCGGTGCTGGCGCGCAATACCTGCTGCTGCGCCTGCTGCGCGCGCGCCGCGGCGGCGGACTGCGCGGCGGCGGATGCGTGCGCGTCAGCGGTCGCGGCGGCGCTGACCGGCTGCGGCACTTGCGCGGCAGGATCCGCCGGCGGCTTGGTGTTGGTGGGCAGCGCCGGCGTGGATAGGATCAGCAACGCGGCGATGATGATGGATCTCGAACTTTTCATTTCAGAACTCCCTGAACAGTACGGGCGCAGCGGCAACTTCTCCGCTGCGTGGGTAATGCACCAGACCCAGCGATGATAGCCGGCTCATCGCATTGCTGAATCCCTTGCTGCGCGTGTTCTCGTAGCTCGCCTTCGCCGCCACTAGCTCGCGCGGCATCGGCTTGGGGTACGCGGCGATCAGCGGCTCAAGGATGCGCCGGTGCACGGGCTCCAGTCGCTCGAACACCCGCCTCTGCAGGTCGGCGCTGTCACGCGGCGCATCGCTGAGAAGCGCCATGCCCTCCCCCTTCTCGGTCAGCGAGACCTGCCCGACCTGTGGGTACGTCACCAGGCCCGAGCTGCTCAGAGAGCTCAATGCGTTCGCAAACCCCTTGCTGCGCGTGTTGGCGTAGCCAGCCATGAAGCCCACGACTTGTCGCGTCGGAGCCGGCATCGCATACCAGACCTTCAGCTCGGCCAGCGCGTCCAGGATGCGCTGCTGCACCGGCGCAAGCCCATTGGCCGCAGTGCGCAGTGCGCGGGCGCGGCCAAGGTTCAGCGCGCTCTGCGCCTCTCGAACTGCTGGCCGGGACACTGCACTGGCTGGTGGCGAGATTCGGATCCGATCTCCGGGTGTGTCGCCGGCGGACACAATCGGCGCTGGGGCCATGGCGTGCAAGTTTGCCATGATTCGTTGCGTCGCCTCGATGTACCGCTGCAGCGGCTCGCGCAGGCGGGATACCATTTCCCTGGCGCCCTGCTCGCGGCCTTCGGCGATGCCCTTGTTGTATCCGTGGCTATGGCCGGTGTCGTAGCCGTTCTTGTGGCCGCCATCGAAGCCCATATCGTCGCCGCGCTTCAGCGCCGACTCCAGCTCGCGGATGCGCGCGCGCAGCGCCTTCGGATCATTGTCGACCGCATCCTTCACCACGGCTGCAAGCCGAGCCTTCACGTCCTCAAGGTCGACGCTCGCCCAGCCGGTCGGCGGAACATCGCCCGGATCTTGCTGCTTGAAACTGTCGAACGTGGAGAACATCGGCCAATGCACCAGGCGCGGCCCGAAGTCGATCTCTGGTGACCACACCCACGCTTCGGGCTTCTTCAGCTGCGCGACGCCGGCGACGACCGCCTTGCCGGCAGCCGGGTCGGCGCAGCCATCGACCCAATCCTTGATTGCGTCGCGGTCCGCCTTGTGAATCACCTTGCAGGCGATCAGCGTCTCGCAACTCGTCAGGAAGTCGTTGTGCACCTTCTGCGGCCGCTGGCTCGCGGCCAGCAGGATCAGACCCTTCCCCTGTCCTTCGCTGGCCAGGCGATTCGCCCAGTGCAGACACTTGGCTGCCTCCGGATCGAACATACGGCCCTTCGGGGCGAAGTTGTGCACCTCGTCGGGCACCACGTACCGAATGCCCTTCGAGTGGCGGAACAGCCCGGCCGCGACATCGACGAAGAACCGCGTCCGCTCGCCGATGGTCATGCCGCTTACGTCCAGAATGGCCGAGCGGTTGCCGCTGCACAGCAGCTCGGCGATGTGGCCGCCGCTTTCGCCGTTGATCGAAACATCGGCATGCTCGCCGCCGAAGATCACCAGCGGGAAGCCGGCGCCGCGGCCGTCCGCCGATACTTTCAGTCCCCACCAGTCCCCTTTCGGGTCGATGATGATGACGGGGTGCTGGCCGGCGGACAGGATGTGCTCCACCAGCACGCGCAGCTTCGAGGACTTGGCGCTGCGCGTCTTGCCCAGCGCGATGACGTGCTGTTTCAGCACATCGGCTGGAATGGGGATCATGACACCACACCATCCTCGACCCAGTGCACCTCGAAACCTTCGAGCTTCGGCTTCTCCTTCGGCGACCCCTTGAGTGTGGCCATCGTGATAACCGTGTCGAAGCTGTCGGAAGCGAGCCTGCGCACCCATCGCATGAACTGCAGCCGCCCGGCGCCATCGAGCACATCCCAGCGATCGAGGATCAGCAGGTTCATGCCCGCCATTGAACTGATGACCTCGGCGATGACGGCCGATACGCGCCACTTCGCCGACTCGGACAGCAGCGAGTACGGCCGCTCGGCTGCATCCTCGTCCTCGGAGATCCGGACGATGCTCATGTCGTCATTGATGTACGGCGCGCCCCAGCCGGCCAGGCCCGCCGATGCGGCCAGCCTGCGATTCATCTTCTCCATCGCTTCGGAGAGGATCTCGCCGGGCACGCCGCTCGGCTCCAGCAGCTCCACGGCGCGCGACCAGAACTGCCAGGACTTGAAGATCTCGGCGGCGCGCCGGGTCGTCTCGGCCGCCAGATTCACGCGGCGCCTGTGCTCAAGGGCCTCCTGCACTGTCTCGCGCTCGACGTGCAGGCGCTGGCGCAGATCGTTCAGCTTCTTTTCGGCGTCCGCAAGGTCCTTCTCGGTTGGCAGCTTCGCCTGCTGTTCCTTGATGGTCCGCGACAACTCCGCCTGGTTTGCGATGGCATCGAGGCGCTTCACGTTCTGAGCGAGCTCGCCGTCCAGTACCTTCAGGCGCGCCCGGAACTGGGCCAGCTCCTCGCGGCGCTTAGGCGCGCCTTCGACATCCACGAATGGCTCTTGCGGGGTTGCGAACTCGAGCTCCTCGCCATCCGCGCTCAGCTGCAGGGGCTGCTCGCACTTCGGGCACTCCAGGTGCTTCACTTCCGAGGCGGCGATGCGATCGAGCATTTCCTCGTGGGTGCTGATCTGGTCCTTCAGGGTAGAGATTTCGGCCTCGATCTTGCGCTTGTCGGCCTGGATCTGAGACTTGTTGGCGACGAAGTTGTCGAGGCGATGCAGCTGTTCATCGAACGTGCGGCGCTGCTGCGCGCCGGCCTGCTTGGCGCCCACATCGGTCGCCGCGGCCTCGGTGTCCCTGTCCAGCTGCTCCACCGCCTTCACGGCCTCGTCTATGTCCTTGATGGCCGCGGCGGTTTTGCTCGGCTTGGCGGGCTCCGGCGCTACCCACATGTAGGCCTTCTGCTCGCCGAACGGCTCCTGCGCGGTGGCGGTCCACTGCGCGCGGCGCTCGCGCAGCTTTTCCTTTGCCGAGGCCAGCGCCGCATCTACGGAGGCCTTCAGGAGCGGCTTGATCTGCTTGTCGACGATCTCCTTCGGCAGGCCCTTGGCCACCAGGCGATCAGCCACCTCGTCGGGGCTCATCGAAACGCCGACCACATCGAAGAGCATCTTTCGGCGCGCATCGGCGTCCATGTCGACGAAGCCTTGCGCACCCAGGGCGATGCGCAGGGCCGCAACAGTGGATGCGCCGAGGTTCGACAGGGGATCGGTGACCGCCTTGCCGCTGGCCACGTCGCGCATGATCTGGATCGTCCCGCCATCGGCGACCAGCTGCACACTGCCCTTCTTCTCGGACCCGCTCAACAGCATCCCGAAGTTCTTCTTCAGGTCGATGCGCGGCGTATCGCCCAGTAGCGCGAAGCGGATTGCCTCGCTGATGCTCGACTTGCCGGCCTCGTTCGCGCCGCAGAAGCAGTGCAGCGCGCCGCCCGACAGGTCGATGTCTGCCTCGCGCACGCGCATGAAGTTCCTGATGGTCAGTTGTTCGAGTTTCAAGTCTTGTCTCCGTGAGTTGCGATCCAGGCCTGCGCCTCATGGCACGCGGCTTGGTAGTTCGTTGTGCCGAAACCGCGTCCGCGATTCCAGGTGCGCGTGATCTTGTCCCGCAAGATGCGCGGCAGCTTCGACCAGTGGTCGATGCAGCCCCACATGCTGCGCGGCACGCGCTTTTTGCATCCCTTCCAGTTGCAGTCGTGCAGTGGTTCAGCGGCTTTCGCCATTGCTTCTTTCCTCGATGAGTCGCGCGATGTGATCAGGCCTGCAGTGCGCCTTGACGCGCTTCACATCACGCCCGCAGGCCTCGAAATGATTGATTGCTAGGCGATACGCCTCGCCCAGACTTCCTGCTTCCACCAGCTGCTGGATCTGCGATTCGCAGCGCAGTGAGCCAGCGCCGGTGGCTGCTACCGGATTGCTCTTGCAGGCGACGCGCACCGCTTTGCCGCGCAACGTGCGAATGCGCACCACCGGCATCCTCATGGGATCTCCTGCACGCTGACGGTCACGGAGCCATCCAGGCTCTTGCAGAACGTCCGCAAATCCCATGTCAGCGAGTAGGAGGGATACCCCTTCTCGAGGCAGGACGCCTCGGCGATAGCGTAAGCCGGCACGTACACCACAATCGCAACGACAAACGCCAGGACCAGCGCCAGCAGAATCGAGGAAATAACCTTGTCGATTCGGCTCACGGCTTCAGCTCGCCGCGCTGCATCAGGTTCACGGCGCGCACCAGGTAGGGATCCTTCTGCCAGAAGGTGTCGCGCACCCAGTCGAGGTATCCCAGGTCGTTGCGCGCCGCCTCGAGCGGCTGGCCAACGCCGCCATTCTCCTTCGGGCCGTACTTGCCGAGCGGCCAGAACCGCGGCAACCGACAGTCCTCACTGAACTCCCACATCGCCTTCCACGATCGGATCTCCGGGCGACGCTTGGCAATGTCCAGCAGCAACGTGAGGGTCATCATCACATCCGACAGCGCGCTGTGAGCGCCCCTCACCATGTCGCGCGTCTCCGGGGTGTAGCCGCGAATGTGGAACATCAGCGCGCCCAAACCATGCTGCACGGCCGGGCCATAGACGCGCCGCGCCATAGCGAGGGTGCAGATCCGCGGCACATCATCGAGCTCACCGCGCTTGCCGAACAGATCGTCGTCGGCGGGCACCTCGGCGGCGTAACGGCGCGCGGCATTCCAGTCGACATCGATGTTGTGACCGATCAGCACAACGTCAGCTCCACCAAGGTGATCGGTGACACTGAACTTTGGCTGCCCCGCCACGTCCTGCGGCAGGATTCCATGCACCGCCAGCGCACCGCAGCTGCTCGGTCGGTCCGTGTCATGGTAGGCAGCCTGGGTGATGAACTCGGCCGTCCACGGCTTCTCCAGGAAGAAAAATCCGCCTATGTGCGCGGCAGGCTCCAGCTCGCACCACGCGCTTTCGATGATCTCCGGGCCCTCCGGGCACCGGTCTGGAAGATCCGTCAGCTCGGTGTCGAACACCAGCACGCGGCGATTGAAAAAATCGGGCGCCGCGGTGGATGCGGAATCAGTCATGTCCTCTCCTAGTTGTGGATGGTCAATCGTCGGCAAGGCCCGGATGCACGATCAGCTTCTTGGGCCTCGGAAAGCCCGCTCCAGGCCTCCGGCCGTTCTTCTCGGTGCCGCGCACTAGGCGCTTCAGCCGTGGCTCCTCGATGTCCACCATCACAGCGAACAGCGCCAGCATGTCGTACAGGTCCAGGTACGGCAGCTCGTTGCGGCCGAAAGCCCGGACGCGCATCAGGAATGGCCGCGAGTCGTGCACCTTGCGGGCGTGCGCGGCAATCACCTGATCCCCGTCTGCCATCGCCTTTATGACCTTGGCGCGCAACTGCTCCACGAATAGCGGGACGCGCCGGTAAAGGTCGATCATTTCTTCGGTGGTCAATAACTTCGGGACTCTGCTCATGATTTTGTGCTTCGTGGTGCGTGATTGTCGTTTACTCAAACATGAATATATGCATAAATCAATCTGCTCGTAAGCACAACCGCCCCAAGAGGGCAATACAGGAGAAACCTGATGGACATGGATTTCACGGGCGCTCGCGGCTCGTTCTCTTTCAAACCCAAGGGAAAGCCCGGCCCGGAGGGCATCCACGGCAACCTCAAGGTTGAGGTTAAGGCCGAGATCAACGTCCCGATCGACTTCACCGATAAGTATTTCTCCGGCCATCTGACCGGCGCGCAGCCCTCGAGCGTGTTCTGGAAGGAGCTGGATCCGGGCAATCCGCAAACCGACGCTGTGCCGCGCTACCTCGCCATGAAGCGCATGGAGCTCGAGGTATCGGCCGACCGGCGCTACGCCTTCAAGATCAAGGCCCCGCCGCCCGAGGGCTGGGACGATTCGGTGGCATGGCGCGGCGCAGAGGTGACCCTGATGCCATGCGAAATGAAAAAGGCCGTGCTCTCCATGGCCACCAACGGCGCCTTGGCGACGCTCACGTTCGCGCTGGAGCACCAGGCCCCGAACCTGCTGGCGTCCCTGGCCGACCTTGTAGTCCTGGAAGAGGTCGTGGTCGACGGGTGGCTCGTGGACCGCGATCTGCCGCTGGACGCGAAGGATGATCCGGACGACAGCCACGACGGCGATGAGGACTTCGACGAGGACGAGAAGGACGAAGAGTTCCCGGAATAACTGCCTCCTACAACCTATTCACATTCCGCATAAGGGAGTGAACAACCAATGAATTCACGTAATAAGCAGGCCCGTACCCAGCGCCGTAGCCGGCATGTGCGTCGCGGCCGGGCATCGACCACCACCAGTCGCCGGCGCGCTGAATCTGACAGCGCCGCTGCGAGGGTCGCCATAAGCCAGGAGCGGCGTGGCGCGATTCTCGAGCTCGAGGGGATGGTGGCTGACAACAACCTGTCCCTGAACAACATCGCCAACCGCCTTGCCGAACTGACGCAGAGGCTGCAGGGACCCCGCACGGACGCCGAAGGGGCCTCGGCTGACGCTGCCGCGCCCCTGCCGGGTCATGACATGGGGAGGCTGCTGGCCACCGTGGGCGGGGCCGTCAATCTGACCCAGTTGATCGGCGCACTCGTGGCCAGGCTCGAGGAGTTGTAGGTCGTGCGCCTGTGGATGCAGCCGCGCAATGCGGCGCTGTTCCCGAACCTGGACAGCATCCTGCTGCGCGTGATGGCCGAGGCTGAAGCTGCAGCGCGGATCATTCCGCGCTTCAGCCGCACGCACGAGGATTGCCTGCGAGCGGCTGGCGCGTTCGTCAAGGGCTGCTGTGAGAGCAGGAGCGACCGAGCCCCTGCTGATCGTGTTGCCGCCTTGTCCGAGGCCAACGTCGAAATGATCAGACATCACCTGAGCGTCCTGCAGGAGCTAGATCCGAGCGAAAGCACGGAGCAGCAGTGGGCAAGGTGGGCGGACCACTCGCTATGGCTCTGCCTGCACGGCGCCACCGCGGCGATCAACCGCGCGGCAGGCGGGAAGGCCCCGATATCCATGGCGCCATTGCCCAGCAGTACCGACGTGTCGCTCATGGCGCCACTGGCCGCCCTGACGGAACCGCTAGCTCGCGCCGACTTACTGCGTCACGTAGGGGCTCACCCGGAGCTGACGTACCAGTCCGGGGAGGCTCCGCCGGAGGGCTGGGCGGCCTCAAAGGTCAATGGCTACGTGCCGTTTTACGTGAGCAAACCGGGATGGATGCTCGAGGCAATGGATGCCGGATGGGAGTCGAACGGGATGCTGGATCGACCTTCGACCATTCTGCTGAAGGCGTTCGAGTTCGCGTCCAGTGTTGCAAATCCGTAATGCTGTAGGTAGAAATGACAACGCCCCGCAGGATTTCTCCTACGGGGCGCGCATCCGGTTACCAGCCGGGGCGAGCGGGAACGGCGCATCGCTTGAGGGCATTCTGCCCTGTCAAGCCCTGCCCTTCAACCCTCCCCTCGGACTATCCGGCATGCGACGCCTCAGCATGCGAAATCTGCTGCGTCTCAGGGGGAGGTGCCACCCGAAGCAGGACGTAAACCTAAGTGCTTCGTGGCCGAAAGGGTCGGGACGTGGGTCACGACGAAACTCTTTTACCCTCTTGGGGGTAAGGGGGTTTCGTGGATCAAACATGGGTCAGATGGGAATCAGAACGGAGGATCTTCGATGTCGAATCGTCCACATAAACTCGTCGTCTACAAGGATCACCGCGGGGAACTGCGCTGGCGAATGATCGCTCGCAACGGAAAAATCACGCAGGCCGCATCCGAGGGGTTCAAACAGTACCGCGGCGTGCGCAGGAACCTCGCCACAATCCTCAAGGCCAGCGGATGCAGGATTCCGGCGGCGTGGCCGCGCCTTGCGAAGGCGATCACATGCACATGGAGCGGGCGCAGGCTGTCCGTGATGGTGTCGTGATGCGAGAAATCACCACGCACCAAGTCAATCCGGCCAATGGATTGCTGCGGATCATCGCCATGGATGAGCCCGGCCACGGCGGGGCCAATCACCAGTACGAGATCCACATCGTCGACCCCATCGGCCGGTCCACGGCCTTCTTCCCGATCGCGTTTCAGGATGGGCCGATCAAGGATGCAGGCGTCAATGGGCTGACGCACGAAGCGCTGATCGCCATCCTGATCGATCGCCTGGAGGGCTTCCAGCGCGGCCCCTACAACTGCGAAGAGAACCTGCAGGCACTGCATCACCTGCGCGAAGCAGCAAATGCGCTGCGATCGCTGACGCTGGCGCGGATGGCTCGCGGGGCTTAGGGAACGCATCAGGTATGAACGAGATCCTGATCCGCGCCAGCTCACTCCCCACGATGTTCGATTGTGCGGCGAGGTGGTATGCGCAGAACGTGGAAGGCCTGCGGACGCCGAACGGCGGTGCCGCGCACCTGGGCACGAGCCTGCATCACGCCTCTGCGCAGTTTGACCTGGCGCGGGTCGAGGAAAAGCCCATCACCACCGATGATGCGGTGGATCTGTTCGTGGACCGGTGCAAAAACCCGAACGAGGAGGATGGCGAGGTCGTCTGGGACCGTGCCATGCCGAAACAGAAAGCCGTCGACGTGGGCGTGCGGCTCACCCTCAATTACTGCGAGAACCACGCGCCGCGTTACCTGTTTTGCGCGGTCGAGGTCAGGTGCGAGCCACTGACCATCGACATGGGGGATGGTGTGCGCATCACGCTCACCGGACAAGCCGACCGCGTGCGCTACGTGCAGCCCATCGATGAACCGTGGTGGAAGCATGGGGATACCGATGACGGCGCGCAGATCAACAAGTACGGCATCTGCGATGTGAAGTCCGGCAGGCGCATCGTCGCTGCGGACGGCTCCATTGCGATCGACAAGCACGTCGCGCAGCTCGGTCAGTACGAACTGATCCAGCTGCTCGCCCACCAGAAGTTGGGCTACAAGTTCACGCTGCCGGCCGAGGTCATCGCGTTTCCCACGTCCGGATCTCGCGCCGAGGTTTCCGTGGCGACTGTCGAGTCGCCGTCGCGTCTGCTGCTGGGCGATGAGGCGCAACCACAGGGATTGCTGCACATGGCCGCCAAGATGGCGAAAGCCGAGCTGTTTCCGGGCAATCCCAAGTCGGTGCTCTGTTCGGAGAAATACTGCCCGAAGTACCACACCTGCTGGTGGAGGGGGGTGAAGTGAGCAACATGAAACTGCACGAGCCGACACTCGACATGGAGGCGTTTCGCAAGGAGGCCTTGGCGCTGATGAGGAAGCACGCCGGCCACCTCTCGGCAATGGAAATGCTCGGCATCCTTGCCTACACGACCGGCCAATGCATCGCGCTGCAGGACTCCCGAAAGGTGACCGCAGAGATAGCCATGCAGGTGGTCCGGATGAACATACAGAAAGGCAACGCCGATGCGGTCGGCGAGCACTTGAGCTTGATGCCGCGGGCCTGATGGCTCGCATGATGATTCACACAACGAAGGAGACTTCATGTCCACAAGCATTGACGATCTGAAGGGCGCGCTGATGGCGCCTGGCAGCAATAACCTTCCGGCGATGTCGTCCGGAATGAGTGTTGAATCCGACCGGGCTATCGCCCAGGTGCAGGGGGCGATGGTTATCGCCAAAAAATTCCCGCGCGATGAGCAACTGGCTACGACGCGCATTCGCAATGCCTGTCAGCTGCTGGGTGTGGCCGAGAACAGCTTCTACAGCTACAAGCGTGGCGGCGCGGTCATTACCGGCCCATCCATCGACCTGTTGAAGATCTGCGCGCGGTACTGGGGAAACATCGATTTCTCGATGCAGGAGATTGACCGCAGATCAGGTGAAAGCGTGGTGCTGGTGGTTGCGATCGACCTTGAGACCAATGCTCGCGCTTCCCGCACGGTCATCGTCCCGCACATCCGCGACAAGAACGACGACGACGGCAACGCCGGCGGCAAGGCGGTCACGTCACAGCGCGACATCTACGAGGTCTGGGCAAATGTCGGTTCCCGGCGCCTGCGCGCGTGCCTGGAGGATCTGATTCCTCCACACATCGTCGGCATGGCCTTCCAGCTGTGCCAGGACACGCTCAAGAACGAAGCCGCGAAGAAGCCGCTGAAGGATCGCCTGCAGCAACTCGTCCCGGGATTCGCGGCGCTCGGCGTCACTGAAGCGATGTTGGTCAAGTACCTGCGCGGCAGGCCTCTGATCGAAATGCTCGAGGCGGAGTACGTGCAGCTGCGCAACGTCTGGAGATCGATCGAAAGTGGCGCGCAGCGCGTCGAGGACTTCTTCGAGAAGCCATCGGTGTCCGACTCTGTTCAGGCCGGGAAGGCTGCCGGCGCATCCTCTGACGAGAAGGGCGCAAATCAGCAGGCGGAGAAGGCCGCGAAGGCAGAGCGGTCTGAGTCCAGCGAGAAGAAGTCGGCAACCAGCGCCGAGAATCCCGTCCCCGGTCACCAGCCGACCAAGGATGAGCTCATTGCCCGCCTCGAGCTTTGCACCACGGTCGAACAGGTGAACGCGTTCGGTGCATCGAAGCCATACGCGCACCTTCCGCCGGCTGATGTGAAGGCTGTAAAGCAGGCCGCTGCGCGCCGCGCGCAGAAGATCACCGATGACGCTGCCGAGCAGTACCGTCGCGCCGCAGAGGGCGAAGATGCTGACGGCTCCGAGCAGTCGCCGGAGTAATCGTGGCAGCAGGGAGAAGAACGCCACCGGTGACGGTGGAGCTGCTTCGGGCGCCGGAGCTGATCGAGGTATCGGCCCCGGCCCGCCTGCTCTATCTGGGCATGCGGATTCTCGCCAACGATGGCGTGGTCACCGCAACCGCCAAGCAGTTGCATGCCGCGGTGCTGCCAGGGGACGAGCTGAACGTGCTGGATCTGCTGCGCGACCTGCAGGCGGTGAGCCTTATCGTCACCACCACGGATCCGCCGGGCTGGATGGTGCGCGAGCTTGATGTGAAGGTGGTCAAGGCAAAGAAGCAGGCCGAAATGGTCACGCAGGAGGTGGCCGATCGCATCAAGCTGGTGTGGAGCGAATACACCAGGATCATGGGCAAGCCACGGGCGGTGCTCGACGACAAGCGGCGCGCAATTATCCGCCGAGCTCTGGACCTGTATACCGCCGAGGACCTCTCGAGGGCGATCACCGGATACACGTTCTCGCCGTTCCACATGGGTGAAAACGACCGCAACAAGCTCTGGACGGACATCGAGTTGCTACTGCGCGACGCCAAGCACATCGATGAAGGCCTGGACCTGTACGAGAAGAACACTGTCGCCGGATCGACGGATGCCGGCAGCGGAGCAAGCAATGGGCGAAGCAAGTCACAAGGGCACAGTCCGCACCAACGTTGGAATGCTCTCGAGGATGGAGCGCCAAGCGCTGGAGGACTTCCGGGCGCTGGAGAAAGCCAGGCATTCAGGAGCAAGGATACCCGGGGTGTGGTTACTCGAGCCGATGCCGGGAAACAACCTGCGGCTGGACCGGGCATTTTCGATGGGGTTCATCGGGATTGAGCTCGGCATGGATACGGCCGCAAACCTTCGACCGCTGATCGGGCTGCAGGTGTGGCTCTTCGGTTCGCAGAAGAACTCGGAATGGGTTCTTGCGATGGCACCGCGCGTTGTAGCGATAAACCCGGAAGGGCTCTACGTGCATTGGCTGGATCAGCACCCGGACGAGCCCGGGATGATGGTCATTCCGAATGGCCACGGCTCGATGGCTGCAGTCCGTTCGGTTGCGAAGTTTTGCCTCTACGACCTGGTGCGTCTCAATGGCGTGCCAGATCCGAGCGACGAGGAGATCGTGCAGCGTGCAAGCAAGCGATTCTCGACGTGCATCGAAAGGCTTGCCGAGCGCAGCGCGCCGCCGCCCCCGAAACAGAAGCCGTGGTGGGAGGATTGATGCTTGTCACCATCATCACCGACGCATCGCATTGCTCCGATACCCTCGCGGCAGGCTACGGCTACTGGATCAAATCCAGCCGCGGAAGCAACGGCGGGTCCGGAATGTTCAAGGTGACGGTCCCCGACGCGATGGTGGCAGAGACCATGGCTATCGTGAATGGAATTCACCTGGCCATAGCGCTCGATCTGGCAGCGGCTGGCGATGACATTCTGGTCCAGACCGATTGCCAGGGCGCAATTCACTGCCTCGATCGCACCATGAGCAAGGAGCCTCGTGAAACGCTGATGGCGGTGCGCAACAAGTTCGATCGAATGCGGGAGGAGTACCGTCTGAATGTCACCTTTCGGCACGTCAAGGGGCATACCAGGGTCCAGGACAGCAGATCGCGCGCGCAGCGCAATGCCGACGCCAAGGCGAAGGCGGCAATGAGAAAAAAACGGACGGCGCTGAGAAGGGCCGCCCGACTACAGGAGCAAGTCAATGATTCGACCCGATGAAATAGAAGCGCGCCGTAAGGCGATTTGCGCTGCGGCGGAAAAGTACCGCGCGGCGATCGAGGAGCATGAAAACGCACTGCGCAACTATCGCCAGCGCCGCACCAGGGATGCTATCGACGCGCATCCGAACAGCCCCACTCCACAAAACACGTGTGACGCCGCGCGGCAGGTAGAAGTCGCCGCTACACATCTGAATAAGCTCCGGACCGAGTTTTTCCGAGCCATCGATAGTTGTCCTGTGGCGCGCTACAGCCTGCTGGATCAGTACACCAGGGGATCGCGCTGATGGGCGAGAACACCAAAATCGAGTGGGCCTCGCACACATTCAATCCCTGGATGGGATGCACTAAGGTCTCGCCGGCATGCGACCACTG